GCATTTTAAGAGGCGGACGAGCTCAAAGTCCAAACGAGCCTTATCAGTCTCCGCCTTCTGGCGATTAGTCCAAGTCTCTGCTGCTTCCTTACAGCGTGCTTGTAGACCACCATCCAAAGGAATGGAGATGGTCCCAGAGATTCCAAAGTTCTTTGCCCAGTTGTCCTTCTGTCCAGTTCTTTCTAAAGGAGTGGTAGGATCATTATCAATATTCGCAAGTTCCTCAAATGGTCTTTGACCACTATTTGTAGTAGTAAGAAATGGTGTCAGGTTAAAGGTTGGTCCTTGACAACTTACGCCACCACCGTATGAGTTGGTAACGTATGGACCTTGTAAGACCTGAACCGCCTGGTTTGTTACACTTCCTGTTGAGGTTGCCTGTGGATTTGCAACCGCAGTGATTGGAGTATCCCCTTCCGCATATACAGGGGTCGCAAAGGCAGTGAGAACAAGGGCGGATGCTATTGTGTGAAGACACTTGTTGTATCTGTAACCGACATTATGGTTGTGCTGCGATTCACAGTTGTGTCTTTGATCATTCCTGGTCCCGAATAAGTTTCCGTGAACTGGAATGGAGCACCATTTTCCATAATGGTATAGGGTGTTCCTACTTTTGGTGTTGCGGGAATATTGATGTTTGTCCCTGTAACTGTGTAACTCCATCCTGTCTGATAATCAATTTGGCGAATAGTTTCATTTACAGTTGTTGTGGACTCCGTGTGTGAAGTCATTGTGCCGCTGGTGAAGTTAGGCGTAACGGGCACTGCTAGAGCGGGGGATATAAATCCCGTCGCTACTAGCAAGACGGGATTTATAAGTCTCATTTAAATACGCTTAACTCAATGGATCTTTGACCGACTGCTTGAGTACCAGCACCACCAGCAGTAACCGTAGGAACACCAGTACCAGAAAGAGAACCAGCAAGGGAACCAGCAACACCACCAGAAGAAGTGGTAACGCTTCCGAAAGAAGGAAGAGAACCAACAACACCAGAGGTTACTGTTGTACCACTTGGAATAGCATCACCAGCAGTAAAGGATTCAGAGAAACTGAATGCTTGACCAGCGGTGTTTACATCATAAGAACCCTGAATCTGGGTAGCAGCAGCAGTGGTGCTTGCTGGAGCGGTAAGACCACCGAAAGTTGTAGCGGAAATGTTGCTTCCAGTTACAGCATATGAAGAACCGATTCTGGTTGCGGCAGAAGCAGCACCATCAACAGTCAGTTGTACCGAATCAACAATCTTATGGGTGATTTCCCCTGCAAAGACTGGAGTTGTTAAGAATAACGAAAAGGCTAGAAATAGTCTTTTCATTTGAGTTGCGATAAACACTAAAAGTATTTAGTGAAACTGCCTTTAAAATCAAATTCTTGACAAAAGATAAATAATCACTTATTATGTGTAGACCCAACTTCTGGTTGGGTTTTTTATTATGAGTCATTGAAGTGACATTAGAGCCGAGGAAGGTGCCCCCAGAGATGGTTGTGGTATACCCCCCTTCTATTCGGATGTAGAGTTCAATTAAATTTAGTGCAAAACTTCTTTACTGTAGCCCTGCCCCTTCTGGCAACGGTTACAACCAATGCGGCAACACTGCCATTCGTAAACTACAAGATGCAGGGTCCTCCCCCATTTATTACTGATGTATTGAATCTTGTAGATGAGAAGACAGCGACCAAAGAGGTTGCTCCCGAAAAGCCAAAAGAGATAAGGCTAATTTGTAAAGGGTGTAATGAAAATGAGAATGCTACCCTGGCATACTTCCAGGAGCGTGGTATTACAGACAGAAACGCCCTTGCTACTATCATGGGCAATATTAGACAGGAATCAACATTCGTGCCTAATATCTGCGAAGGTGGTAGCAGAACCAGTTGGAGTAACTGCGGACGCGGTTACGGACTGATTCAATGGACATCTGCCAACCGTTATTATGGATTGGGTGCTTTTGCTAATAAGTATGGTGGGAAACCATCAGACTTACACACGCAACTTCGTTATCTAACGACTGAGGTTCAATGGCAACGAATTGAGGACAGGATGAAAACTCCTGGTAAGTCTATCAATCGTTACATGGACTATGCGTATAGTTGGATTGGTTGGGGGCATCATGGTGCTCGCACACATTATGCACATGATTATGCTAACCGACTGATCACGGTAGAGGTTTAAAAAAACTGAATATATAGGGGGAGGGATTTACTTCCCCTTTACTTTTTATTCTATAGATTGGGAACAGAAATGACCGAACAACAACAACATCTAGCAAATCTTTTAGAGCAAAGAAATAATCTAGACCAACAAATGACTACAAATCGGGAACTGCTTTGGAAAATTCAGGGAGCAATTGAGTATTTGGCTCAAATCGGCGTAACCCTTCCAGAACCAGAAGTGACTGAAGAAGTGACTGAAGAAGTGACTGAAGAGTGATATATAAGGGGAGTGCTGCTTACTCTCCCTTATGATTAACTTTCAGTTTGGAAATAAAAAACCAGATAAACGAGAGATAATAAAAGTAAGTATTATCGTATCACTTCTTATCGCAGCACTCTCAACATTTACTGGGATAAGTGAAACCAAACTCTGGGATATGTTGGATGAGTTACAGAGAAAATATCTTCCACTTGGTATTCTCAATGAACTTATCATCAGAGACCCTGAGAAGACCGAGAGGCGGGTCACCATGGACGTTGACGTCGCCATTGAGAAGTACTTGACGGAAAACCCAGAAGACCCTATAATACCTAGACCGAAGTTGGTTGAGAGACCACCTGACGGTAGTGAGGCGCAGAAACTGCTTGGTGGTGAGATGCGCCTTTGTGCTCCTTGGACTGAAAATTGCCTTAATGATTGAAACTGTAATTGCTGGTCTTACCTGTGGTATTGCTACTTTCTATGGTTTAGGAGATGGATTTCATGGTCAAACTACTGCAAACGGCGAAAGGTTTGATGCTTATCGTTGGACTGCAGCTCATCCTTATCTACCTATGGGTACAAAAATTCGGGTGACGAATCAAGACAATCTCAAACAAGTGATTGTAAGAGTGAATGATCGTGGTCCTTACTCCCACGCAGATTTAGACCTTTCTTATTCTGCTTTTGCTCACATCGAATCTACAAGAAAAGGAAACGCTACTGTATGCTGGAGGGTTGTAGGATGAAAAAACTCATTGCTCTTGCTCTGATTCTTTCTGGTGCTCCTGCACTTGCAACACCAGAGCAAACTTATCGCCCATTTCGTTATGAAACTCCTTGTTTGTTGGAGCAAGGTATTCAAACCTATCCTGATACTTGTGTAGTAGTTGAAACCCGTGAAAAGGGTGGAGCACTTCGCACTCGTAACATCTTCTCTAATAAGCACTCTCTCACTATCAAGGGTCGCTTTGATAAGGAGCAGGGATATATGACTTGGGATAGTCACAATAAGTTTGAATACAAGTGGGACTACAAGGTTGGTGGTCATAATGACTTGGGTGCTTGGACTTATGTAATGCCTGGTTTCCTTGTTCAAAATGTTTCTTGGGACTGATCTTGACAAACAAAACTGAGTAGTGTATACTACTCTTATGGGCACGTAGCATAATGGATAATGCATCAACCTTCTAAGTTGCCGATTGCTGGTTCGAGTCCAGCCGTGCCTGTTGTCCTTTCTTCATTATGGACCCAATAAAAATTCTAATATTAATTGGAGAACTTGAGGGGTGTTATGCCCATACCAAGAAATTGGGTTTTGAAGAGGACAATAAAATCCTTGCTGAGATGAAGCAGAGGTATTATAAACTCTACTTCAAACTTTGTAAGGAACAGGGTGTTAAACCCCTGTAATCCTGCTTAGCACAGTTGGTAGTTGCGCTGGACTGTTAATCCGGATGTCGCTGGTTCGAGCCCAGCAGCAGGAGCCTGCCCTTGTAGCATAACGGTTACTGCATCCGCCTTGTAAGCGGAAGATTCTCGGTTCGATTCCGAGCGGGGGCTTGACGGAAATAAAACTCCGTCTTATAATCCCTTCCGTGTGGGCAAGTGTTTGGGAGAGCAATCTCCCACCGCCTGCGGAGTTAATTCAGTGGTAGAATGGCTGCCTTCCAAGCAGTTCGTCGTCGGTTCGAATCCGATACTCCGCTTTTTAAAAGATTCGGTTAACCACCCCCTTGACAAAAAGGTTAAGCGAATGTTAAAATAAATATGTTCAAGTGATAAAACCTCAAATACTCGTTGAGTCACTGAAACGGAGAAAGTCGATTCTCCTTACATCCGCAGGTATAATTCTGCGAGAAACTTAGAGGTACTATTATGTTTAAATCCGCAATCGCAGCTGTTGCTGCTGCTCCTTTCCTTGCTTCGGCTGCGTTCGCTGGCCCTTATGTTAATGTAGAATCTAACGCTGGTGTCGTTGGTTCTGACTACATCGGTACTCTGACCGAAGCACATCTTGGTTATGAAGGTGCTCTGTCTCCTACCGTTAACGGTTATGTTCAGGTTGGTCCTGCACTGTCCACTCCTGAAGGTGGTGACGCAACCGTTAAGGTTTCTGGTAAGGCAGGTGCTTCTGTTGCCGCTACCGACAACCTGAGCGTCTATGGTGAGTACTGGTTCCTGACTGGTGATGACCTGACCAGCAACATCAAGGCTGGTGTGAAGTACACCTTCTGAAATAGAAGGTTTGTGGAACCTAACTGTCCACATTGATTGTTAACTAAACCTTAACGACAAACTTAAAGACCCCTGTTAGAATATAGGGGTCTTTTTTATTGAAGACATTTAATGTTTATAAAAGGAGATTTTTATGAAAGCAATCGCTCTTGCCGCAATGGCACTTCCGATGATTGCGGCACCTGCCCTTGCTGGTCCATATGTAGAAAGTAAGACCACCTCTGGTATCTCTGTTACCAGTGATAAGAGCACCTACAAAGGTTCTCAAACCGAACTTCGTGTTGGTTATGATGAAAAGGTTGGTAAGTCTGGTCTGAAAGTCTATGGCGAAATCGGTCCTGGTTATGAGTTCAACACTGGTAAAACTAAGAGTGAAGGTGTTGCCGTTGGTGAAGTAGGTTTCTCTTATCCTCTTGCTAAGAAAGTTTCCCTCAAAGGGAAAGTTGCTGGTGAGTATGGTATGAGTTCTGAGGTCCTTGATCTTGGTGGTGAAGTTAAAGTTCGTTATAGCTTCTGATTTATGCTATAATACTGGGGTCTTCGGACCCCTTTTTTATGATTAAACTTTTAAAGATCCTTAGAGCAATTGGAAATGAAATGTGGGCAGTGCCTACAGTTCTTTTAGTCACTTTTGTGTTGATACAAGGAATTCATACAGCAGAACATAAAAAACTTGATGGGCAAGTGGGAGATACTTGCCTGAATAGATAGTAGTATACTGAGAAGTCTTATGTCTCTTATTTCACAACGGGATAGGCAACTTACTATCACCGCCATCAATCATTATATTGATTATCTTTCTAGTGAGATTGAGTTTTATGAAAGAGAGGGTATGTTGGAAGATACTGACTACCAAGATCATAAGTTAGAACTATCAGAAACTTATGCTCTTTTAAACTGGATCAAACTAGAATATCAGAAGAATGAAAATTAATCTGTGGTATTGTGCTGATATGAATCAATGGCGTTGGACTCTTGTTGATGACCGACGCCCTATCTGCAGACAAGAATCTGGGCAGAGGGAAGATTTGAGACTGGCTATGGAAGATGTTGCCAAAACTGTAGAGTATATGCTACAATGTTGATACACTCAGGTGTAATAGACCTGCCCGATGACCCAGCAAGTGAAGGGACCTGATTTACACTCAGACATTGACGGGAGCGTTACCTGTATCGGGCATTATTAGAGTTTACTGACAACTTAATAGAAACGGAGACTTATGTTATAAATAATAATAGGTCTTTGTTTCTATTATGAATAGTTGTCTAAACTGCGGATGCGAGCACGATAAACCTAAGTTCTGCTCCCGATCCTGTGCCGCCATTTATAATAACAAAAATACGCCCAAGCGTAAGAGAACCGCCTGGAAGACTGCCACTTGCCAACACTGTGGTGTGGAGTTTGACTACCAGACCAAGAAGAGCACTGGTAAGTTTTGCTCCAATGAGTGTAGTGCCGCTGGTAGGAAGAAACTAAAAGTAGAGAACTGGTTGGCGGGCAACGCATTATCAACTGATAGGGGGGATACGCCAGGATACATAAGAAACTATCTACTGGAAGCGAGCGGGGGTAAGTGTTCTCTTTGTGGTTGGTCTGGCACAAACATCCATACAGGACGAATCTGCCTTGAGGTGGACCACATAGACGACGACCCTTTTAACCATTCTCCTGAAAACCTACAAGTGGTCTGTCCTAATTGTCACGCACAAAAAACTTTACCGCCCCAGAAGAGTAAAGGTGGGCGTTATAGTAAGGACAAGCAACATCCGAAGTTTCATATAAATAACTGAAAACTGAATACAGTTAACTTATAATGGATAACATTAAGATAAGATGCCGCTCCTGTGGTAAGGAGTTAGAGGGGCATCAGAATAAAACGGTGACTTGTGGTTGCCCTAATATGGCGACTATTCGTGGTGATAAGATTTCAGCACTTGACTTATCTAATGTTATTATGCTAAACTCTTATCAACCCAAAAATAAAAAGGGTGTTCTTACACAAGAAGATATCCTGTGGCAAGAACAAAGAAAGCAACGCAAGGTTCGTAAACTGGACTTTGAAGTTCGCTGAAAATTTGGAGAGATGGCCGAGTGGTTTAAGGCAGCAGTCTTGAAAACTGCCGAAGTGAAAGCTTCCGTTGGTTCGAATCCTACTCTCTCCGTTTTATTTAAGATTTAATAATTTCTTCAACACTTTTTTGAAATCAACACAAAGTTGACGGGTTGAAACTACTTGCTATTATAGCTAGTAGTATTCAATTTAAAACCCGTATGGATCAGCACACCTACGAGAATTGGGTGAAGATCAAGGCGACCTTCGAAGAGTCTGGTAACACAGACAATATGTTCTACAAGAGAGCAGTAGAAATTGTAAAGACCAGAAGAGACCCTCTGGCGAAGTTTCTTGGTGATGAAAAATGATACACGAACAAGAAGAGTTAATCACTCGCTCTGAATGCCAGGAGATGATTGATGCTGCTATACGAAGGCACAATCGAAATGCTTCCATTATTTCTATGTGCGTTGGTTGGGTTGTCCTTGCTTTATTTGCTGAAGGACTGCTAAGGCTTATAGGCGTCATTCCACCCTTACTACCATGGCTCAACATTACCCTGAAATAATAGGTATAGTTCTGCTTCTTATCTTTGCTGCCACGATGTTCTATCAAGGCACAATGATAATGAAAGGGCATCGTGGATATACTCATATGGACCACGAGAAACAAAAAATGACCAATATGAGAAAACGAATAGAGGAGTTAATGAACCAAGATGACGACTGAAGAGTGGTTTATTTTCATTGACTTTTTCTCACATATGCTCTATATGTTTGTAGCATTTATGTGTGGACTTATTATTGGATACCTAGTTGGATTTAGAAACGGAGGAATGTAATGCCCCATTTATTAGGAAGGTTTCTTGTTGTATTAGCAATCCCTTTTGTGGTTGCTACTTTATATGTTGGATCAAAGAAAGGGAGTTATTACGACTCAGAGGATTATAAAGGAAATGGAACAGCACACTAGTCAGTGTTGGAACTTCGTTATGTCTTCTTTTGCTAGAAGTTATGGTGTGGAAAGAGTGATGAGAGAGGAAAACTTTCATTGGATGGCTCTACAATGGTGTGATGATAATAACTATACATGTAATATCCACCTAGATGATTTAAAAAAAGTAGATTCTTACTTTAGAAGATATTACGAGGAATGGGATTAATATGGGACATTTCGCAGCAGCAGCACTCAACAATGATTTATTTCTTGGATTCATTTGTTACATAATGGTCTTTGTGCCTATCTTGGGCATCTGGGCAGTCCACAAATACGACTGGCAACACTGGGCTCCATTTGACAAAGGGCACAAGAAGTAGTATAATTACTTCTGTTGAGAGGCAAGACCACTCAACGCAACCGGGATTAGCGCAGTTTGGTAGCGCACTTCACTTGGGCTGAAGGGGTCGCAGGTTCGAATCCTGCATCTCGGATAGCCAGTTTAAACACTGGCACCTTGACTATATAAAGTCAAACACTTATAATACTCAGGTATTCATTACACAACAATGTCTCTGATCGAAAAATTCAAGAAAGATGTTAGCACTTTGCGTTCTGCTGCTAACGGGGATATCTACCTTGATGTAAAGAGTCCGAAACTTTATAAGAAAGTTCGCCGCTATTATGAAAATAATGGTGTCGTGTTTTCTGGAGATCCCCTTGATGACTATGAAATGCTGATGGATTATCTCTATCAGGATCTTGAAACGATTGAGGTTGCCTGATGAAAGTCGTCAAAAAACCTACTGTTCTTCTTGAGCGGTTTCCTTATCGTTATGTTCAGGTCGGTACTTTGGAAATCAATGGAAAACCTGATTGTCGCATTCAAAAAGTAGACGCATATACTGGTCGTTACCGTGATATGTATCTTTGCGACAATGAAATGCAACTTATGACCGCTATGGATGACCACGATTATACTTGTTGGTTAGACCCAGATATGGTTCCTGCATATGTGAAAGACGACGAAGACACGGAGAGTCTTTAAAAGTACTGGTCGGGAGCAAACCCCTTATGTCTAAGTCTAATGTATTCAGATACATTGGTAATATCCTCCTCTTATCTGGTTATTTTTTCCTGTTATGGGGAGATATGAAAATCGGACTATTTGTAAAATGTATTGGGAATGTCTTTGTCGTTCCCTTTGCTATCAAATATAAGTTCTGGGATATTCTTTTCTTGTGTGGTTTTTATGCCGCTATTGAGATACCAAAACTAGTCCAACTTTTCCTAGTTAATTCAAACTAGGTGGTGGAGTCAATCCCCAATATGCCCGTGATGGAGACACGATAAAAACCCTGGTGCGGATGGGGTATACCCCGCCCAGTTTCTTGCTTCTGGACAAAGAGCAAGTGGCGTGCATGTAAAGACCTAATGAGGACGGCTTGCGCGAGTCGTCCTTTTTTAGTATAATAATAAAAAAAGGTATAATGATTGGTTTTAATCACTTAGGAAGACTTGGACGCTTGGGAAACCAAATGTTTCAATATGCTGCTCTACGCGGTATTGCTGCTAAGCAGGAAGTCAACTATTGCCTTCCACTTTATAAAGAAGCAGTTGATGATGGTCTGGGAAATCCAAACAGAACAGAACTATTTGACTGCTTCACAATGGAGACGGTAACTCCATTGAATATTCAAATGATTGATATTGATAGACCTATTATTGGTGAAAATACATTCAACTTCAACCAAGAACTATTCTCTAACTCTTTTGACTGGATTAGTTTATATGGGTTCTTTCAGTCTGAAAAGTATTTTAAGAATGTAGAAGATACTATTCGCAAGGACTTCACATTTAAGAGTGAAATACTTGAACCTTGTGCAGATATGATGGAAGGCATTGGGCAGGCAGTTGGTCTCCATATCCGTAGAAAAGACTATCTGACCAACCCAAACCATTGTGCTCTTGATATTGAATATTATAAAAAGGCATTGATGAAGTTCCCTGATGATGCTCAGGTCATTGTGTTTTCGGATGAACCACAATGGTGTATGGAACAAGAAATATTTGCAGATGACCGTTTTATGGTTTCTGAGAATGAGAATGGATATATTGATATGTGTTTAATGAGTATGTGTAGTGGATATATTATTGCTAACTCTTCATTCTCTTGGTGGGCAGCGTGGTTGGGAAATAGGGGAAAAGTTATTGCACCAAAGAAATGGTTTCCTTCAAATGATAAGGACACTAAAGATCTATATCCCGAAACTTGGGAGGTAATTTAATGAAACTTGCAGACTTAGCAGTTGTTTTTATTGGGACTAACAAGTATCTAAACTTTCTCCCATCATGGTATGAATCTTGTGAAGAGTATCTTCTACCAGGACATAAGAAGCAATACTTTGTTTTTACGGATGGTGAGTTAGATGAACTTCCTGATAATATTTCACTTTATCATCAGGAGCACCTTCCTTGGCCATATATTACACTCTACAGATTTTCTACTATTCTGAAAGCGTATGAGGACATTTGTAAGTATGATTATCTTCTATTCCTTGATGCCGATATGCGTTTGGTGGACACTGTAAAACCAGAAGAGATATTAACTGATAAACCTTATATTGGTGTTCATCACCCTTGTCATTTTCTGGGAATGAATCCACATACAAAGTTTCCAGGAGCATTTGAAACTAATTCAGATTCATCGGCATGTATTACAGATGAAGATGATACAACTACTTATTTTCAAGGATGTTTGTGGGGAGGCAGAGTTCCAGATGTGATAGATATGATGAAAGAACTTCAAAAAAGAACTGAAGATGATCTTTTAAGGAATGTAATAGCAGTCTGGCACGATGAGAGTCATCTCAATAAATTTTATTCCGAAAGAGTAGATGATGTCCATATCCTTAGTCCATCATTTGCTTACCCAGAACTATTTTCAGAATATTGTAATTTTGAACCAAAAATAGTTCACCTTGCAAAAGAAAACTCTAAGTATCACCAATAGTATAAAATGAACCTTAAAGATTTAGAACTTGTTACTGCACTTGACCAAAACTTTTATGATAGTTTTAATACTTTCATGATTAGTTCTGACTTGAAAGTGTTTGGAAAACTTTTAGCTAGAACACAATTATTTGAAAAAGTCAAGGATGTTCCTGGAGATATTGTAGAGTGTGGTGTTTTTAAAGGAACTGGTCTTTTTACTTTTCTTAAATTGAAAAGATATTTTTGTCCAAATACTTATAAAAAGGTAATTGGATTTGACTTTTTTAATTCTGATGAACTTACATCTACTCTAAAGAATCAAGATCAAACTGCCATGAAGACTTTGTTTGATGGTAGAAATTTTGAGCATGACTCAGACTTTAAACAAAAACTAGATCTCAGTATTCGTTCTTCTGGTTTTCAGGATCATGAATATGAGTTAATACCTGGTGATATTTCTAAAACTGTAGTAGAATATGTAGAGAATAGACCAGGTGCAAAAATTTCATTGCTATACCTTGATTTGGATTTGGAAGTACCAACATACAATACTTTAGTTTCTTTATGGGATAGAGTAAGTAGTGGTGGAATAGTAGTCTTTGATGAATACGCTTATCATAACTGGTCTGAGTCGAAAGGAGTTGATAAGTTTTTCTCCGATCATGATGTTAAAATTAATTCATTAAACTTTTTTGCCCCATCTGCATATGTTGTTAAGCCATGAATAAACTTGTAATTTTTGATCTTGATGGTGTATTGATTGATAGTAGAGATATGCATTACGAAGCACTTAATTGTGCTCTCGAAAAAGTAGATCCAAAATATAAAATAAGTAAAGATGAGCATCTAAGTTCCTATGATGGACTTCCAACTTCTAGAAAGTTGGCGATGTTGACTGAAAGTAAAGATCTTCCTGTAGAAAAGCATCAGCAGGTTTGGGAAGATAAGCAAAAAGCAACTCTTGAAATCTTCTCACATCTTGAGCATGATTATGAGTTGATGCACTACTTCCAACAACTCAAAAGTAAAGACTATCAAGTTGCTGTTGCTAGTAATAGTATTCGCAATACTGTTAAACTAGTTCTCCTTAAACTTGGACTTCTAGAGTTCATTGATTACTATGTGAGTAATGAAGATGTAGTCAAGAACAAACCATTTCCAGAAATGTACTGGAAGTGTATGACTGCATGTAATGCCCTTCCTAAGGATACAGTAATCTTCGAAGATAGTCATATTGGTAGACAAGGTGCTTTAGATAGTGGTTCACACCTTGTACCTATTGAAAATAGGTATGACCTTAACCAGAGTAAAATTGATAAAGTATTTAAAATATTCTCATCTCAAAAAGTATCACATATTCCTTGGAAGTCTGAAAAAATGAATGTTCTTATTCCCATGGCTGGTGCAGGCAATAGATTCTCTTCTGCTGGATATACATTCCCCAAACCTTTGATTGAGGTCAATGGGAAACCAATGATTCAGGTTGTTATTGAAAACTTGAATATTGATGCAAACTATACTTTCGTTGTTCGTAAAGAGCACTATGAGAAGTATAGTCTACAGTATCTACTGACGCTGATTGTACCTGGATGTAACATTGTTCAGGTAGATGGTCTTACAGAAGGTTCTGCTTGCACGACACTTTTAGCAAAAGAATATATTGATAACGACCATCCGCTGCTACTAGCAAACTCCGACCAATTCATGGAGTGGAACAGTAATGAATGTTTGTATGCATTTAATGCAGATGGTATTGATGCTGGAATTCTAACCTTTAAGGCAACTCATCCAAAGTGGTCTTATGCAAAAGTTGGTGAAGATGGTTTCGTATCTGAAGTTGCTGAGAAGAAACCTATCAGTAATGATGCTACTGTTGGCGTCTACTTCTGGAAGAAAGGTTCTGATTATGTTAAGTACGCAGAGCAGATGATTGAGAAAGATATTAGAACTAATAATGAGTTTTATATCTGCCCAGCATTTAATGAGGCTATTCTTGATAATAAGAAGGTGAGAGTTAAGGAGATTGAAAGGATGTGGGGTATTGGAACTCCAGAAGACCTTAACTACTTCTTGGAGCATTACAATCCATGAGACTGATAGCACATAGAGGAAATGTGAATGGACCAGATCCTTCAGTAGAAAATAGTCTAGATTATATTGATACTGCTATAAATCTTGGTTACGATGTTGAGATTGATCTTAGATGTGAATCTAATGATTTTTATCTTGGACATGACGAATCTCAGTACCATGTCTTCATGGAATGGTTGGTAGAAAGAAAAAATAATCTTTGGATACATTGCAAAGACTTTGCTTCTCTTGAATTTCTTTCAAAGTGTGATACTGATTTCAACTATTTCTGGCATGATACAGATGATCATACTCTTACCAGTAAGGGGTATATCTGGAGTTATCCTGGACAACCACACAGTTCTAACTCTATTGTAGTTTTACCAGAAAATACAGAAACGTTCAAATTTTCTGCTAGTGAGTATGACTGTTATGGAATATGCAGTGACTATGTTGGGAGAATGGGGTAAATGAGAGTAGCAGTTTGTTATAGTGGGTTTCTGAGGAATATACAAAAAACATTCCCAAACATATCACAGCAAATGCTAAAGGGTCATGACGTTGACTTTTTCATTCATACATGGAACGTTCCAGAATATTCTGAAGAAATCTTTTATTCAAAAAGCACAATATGTCCCAAGTTAATCTTGGTTGAAGAGCAGAAAGCATTTGAAAAAAATCCTTATGGATTTATAAACTGCAACACAACTCCAGAGCAGTATCTAAATGATCTTAAGTCTTCTGGAGAAGATAAAAAATTTTTTGAGAAACCATCTAAGGAAAATAATTTTGACTTTAACAAAGATCTTGAAGTTGTAAAGTTTGGATATTATAGTAGTTTTCCTTATAACTTTTTATCTCAGTTCTACTCCTTTTATAAAGCGATTGACCTGAAGAAGATATATGAACAGAACAACGGATTTGAATATGACTGTGTTATTCGAATACGACCTGATGTTTATCTGAACGAACAAATAGATTTGAACTCATTGAATATGTCCTATATGAATATATTCGATGCACCATATCATAAAGGAACTAATTTAACTGTTAATGATCACTTTGCTTGTTCATCATCAAAACTCCTTGATTTGTATGGAGAATGCTTCTTATTCTTATCCACCTATTACTTTATCTATGGAGTTGACTTCATTCAAGAGATAGTATTGGGTAAGCACTTTGAAGTCAATAATTTTTATATCAATAAATTATCAACCAGTTATCTCATTACGAGAGATAGTATAGATAGAGAAACTTATCCAAAGTTTATACGATGAAAGTTGCGGTTTGCTTTTCTGGGCAACCTCGTTTTGTAAATGAGTGTTCTCCTAGTATCCTGGAAAATGTATTTGGGAATTATTCTGTTGATGTTTTTGGGCATCTGTGGTTTGATGAAAATCTTTTAACAAAACCATATAAGTATGGTGGATCTGGTGGATGGAAAGACCAGAGAATTTCTGAAACCGCGATTGATGATTTTAAAAGAATATACAACCCTGTTAAAATGATAGTTGAAGAGAGTTGTGATTTTTATGATCCATATATGGAAGAAGACTTTGAAATATCTCAAAACAGATATTGGAAAGGATCATTAAATGAACCAAACTATAAGGAAAGGCAAATTAAAAATACTTTGTCTAACTTTTATAGTATGAGTGAAGTTAATAGACTCAAACTAAAGCATGAATATAAAAATAGATTTAAGTATGATTGGGTATTTAAAATAAGAACAGATGTAAATGTCCATACAAAAATAAATTTGTCTACCTATAACCAAAGTTCTCTCAACTGCACATCCTTAATGCAGCAACCACCACATATTAATGACTGGATTTGTTTCGGTGGATCTGATATAATGGATGTGTGTATGGGAGTTTTTCCCGTCTTCCAAAGAGTTTTTGATTTGACTAAGCATCATCGTGATGGCGCATGGGATAATGAAACACTTCATGTTCAACTCTTAGATCAAATGATGGTGAATATTGAGAGACACCCTATTGCTTTATCAGTACCTAGATTTTAAAATTAAACAAGAATGAAAATTATTATTTGGGGATATCCGCTCCATTCTCATACACATTCATATATCCATGCTGCTTTTTATAAAGCATTTACTTATATGGGATATGAAACATATTGGTTCCATGATGGTGAATATCCCGATAACTTTAATTGGGATGACTGTGTATTTTGGACGGAAGGATTTGCTGATAAAAATATTCCGCTAAACAAAACCAGTACCTACTTTGTTCATGTCTGTCCAGATCCATCAAAGTATATCAATGCTGGAGTGAAGAAGTTTATTGACGTTCGCTATAATCATTTGTGGCACAAAGATCACAACTATGATTATACTTTAGATAAAACTAAAGTTGAAAAAGTTGGACCTTGTTGCTATCTTCAACCAAAGAAAAATCATCGAGTTCAAGTTTTAAACAACTATCATCAGTACTGGATTGAAGACTATGATAAGTTTTATGTGACTTGGGCAACTAATATTCTTCCACACGAATTTAACTTTGAGGATATTATCCACCCTAGAGAAAATAAAATCTATTTCAGTGGAAATATTTCTGCTCATGGTAGATGTGAAAACTTCAGTACATTCAAACCTTTTATCTTGGAATGTGAGAAGAATGGAATAGATTTTATTCATAACGACCCATTTTCAAATCCTCTAAGTGAGGATGAGGTTATATCGAGAACCAAGAAGTCAATTATCGGTGTTGATATTCGTGGACCAGAACATCTTCGTAATGGATATGTTCCTTGTAGGGTATTCAAGTCTATTAGTTGGGGTCATCTTGGGACTACAAATTCTCCAGAAGTTTATGCAGAACTTGATGGTAATTGTATTCTTCAAGAAGATACTGCACAACTGTTCTATGATTCTATGGAAAAAAGAACGGATTATGAGTACATTAAAAATGCTATGATGTATGTTCAAGAAAACCATACATACGTTAACAGAATTAAATCTATTATGAGTTTGCTATGAAAGACGTAACTATTGTATCTGCCCTTTTCAATATTGCGCGTGAGGGTATGGATGGTAGAAATTGGGAAGAGTACTTAGAGTGGTTTGATATTATGCTCAAACTCAAGTGCCCTATGGTTCTTTTTGTGACTGAAGATGTTCGAGAGTTTATTGAAGAGCGGCGGCTTTCTGTACCAACTTCTATTAACGTTCAAACTGTAGAAGAGATTCCTTATTATTATCTGAAAGATAAGATTGATACTATTATCGAGTCTGAGGAATATATTAATAAGATTTCTGATCCAGATAGAATTGAATGTAAGCATTCACTTTACTCTATTGTTCAGTATTCTAAGTTCAAGTGGTTAGAGCAGGCAATTGAAGAAAACCCACATGGTAGTAAGCATTTCTTCTGGTTAGATGCTGGTGGTTCTCGCTTCTTTGATGGATATGATCTATCCAATGACTATCCAAGTGCTAGTGCTATTGAGTCTCTGAATGAGATGGGTGATAGTTTCCTTATTCAGATGAATATGGAGTATTATAAAGATCTCGCTGGTGCCGATGAACTTCCAAAAGAATATCTGTTAGATAATCGCTCTTACGTTCTGGGTTCCATGTTTGGTGGTGGTCCAGAATCTATCAAGAAAGTTTCTAAGTATATGGATGAGATCTTTGTTGATGAAATGATAGGTAATGGTTATGTAAATAACGAACAAATTGCCTTTGGATATTTGGTTAAGAAATATCCTGATGACTTTTCTGTGTTTGAGAGGTATAATGGTAAGCATATGGAACTGTTCACTGAACTTGGTAAGCAATGAGAATTGTATTAATAGGACCTGGTATTATGCCTATCCCACCAACAGGGTGGGGTGCTGTTGAGATCCTGATATGGGATACTAAGAACGCATTAGAGCAACTTGGACATGAAGTTCATATTGTGAATACCAAAGACGGTAGGCAGATCATTGATGAGATAAACACCTTTAGACCTGATTTTGTTCATGTTCATTACGATGAGTTCATTCCCATCGTTCCTTATATTCAATATCCAAATGCTATTACTAGTCATTTTGGATATCTTGAACGCCCAGAGATGTTCAATGGATACATCAATATCCTGAATGCCTTTACTCAGATTAAACCAAACGTTTTCTGCCTCTCTGAGGGCATTAAGAACGTTTATAAGGTTATGTCTGGTATTCCTAGTGAAAGGTTGTTTGTGACCCCTAACGGTGTCGATACCTCTAAGTTTAGAGTAGTGCAAGAACCAAAGTATCCTGACCGTAGCATCTACCTAGCAAAGATTGATTATCGTAAGAGGCAGCATTTGTTTCAGTCTATCAGCAGTTTGTGGTTTGCTGGTAACAATGCAGATCCACGATTTGATACAGGTAAAAATTACTTAGGTGAGTGGACAAAGAGTAAATTATTTAATGAACTAACTGAGTATGGAAACCTGGTTCTTCTGTCTGATGGTGAGGCACATCCTCTAGTTTGTATGGAAGCACTTGCTGCTGGACTTGGTGTGGTTGTCTGTGAGTGGGGTAAAGCAAACCTTGATATCAACAAGGAGTTCATTACAGTTATTCCTGAGTCAAAGATAAACGACATTCAATATGTTGAAGATGCTATAATAAAGAATAGAGAATACTCTATTTCTCATAGAAATGATATTATAGAATATTCCAAAGAATTTGACTGGACTTCAGTTATTGGGAAATACTATATTCCTGCTGTAAGAGAAATTATTGGACGATAGTGTTGATGGACAAGAATAAGGCAGCATTCAAACTTAAAGGACTTCCTCCCATTTATTGTATCAACCTTGATGGAAAACCTGATAGGTGGAAGTATATGGAAGACCAGTTCAAATACTGGGAGATAGAAGACTACACTCGTATCTCAGCATATGATGGTAGAGAAGATGACCTGAGTGATATTATCAAGGGTAGGTATCCTGATAACATGACTTCTGGTGAGGTTGGATGTGTAACATCTCATCTTAAGGCAATGAAGCATTTTCTAGAAACATCAGATGCACCATGTGCTTTGGTGATGGAAGATGACTGTGATATTTCTACAGCATCGCATTGGCCATTTAAATGGAGGGACTTTTACTCTAAGGTTCCTTATGACTATGATGTTATTCAACTCGCTATTATCAACCCAGCACAAGTTCATATGAAACTCCATCGGAGGTTCGTAAATGACTTTTCTACTGCCTGCTATATGATTACAAGACATCATGCCCAGAAACTTATCGATTTGCATTGTCGTGAAGACAAGTATAAGTTAGATCAAGGTGTTAAACCCAGAGCAGTAGCTGATGACTTAATCTATAATTCTGGAAATACTTTTGCTATTCCCCTGTTCCTTTACAAGGTAGAACTTGGTTCTGATATTCATGACATTCATGTAGATATTTTTCATAGAAGTAGTCATGATGGTCTTTGGAACTTCTGGAAAACTCAAGCTATTGATATTCCAGATTGGAATGTTATATTTGACTATGATCCTTATTTTGGAACATTACCTCCAGGATTTGAAGGAAAGTAAGCATTTATACTCAATATATCGGGAAACCGTAACACAGGGGGATTGCGTCCCCTTTATTTTTGCTATATAATGTTGTAACAGTTCTTCACAAAACTACAATGACTGTAACAACTAATGAGTATGGGCAGCAGAACATGTTTGCCAAAGAACCTGTAATGTATTATGAAAACTACGGGCAGATTACCCCTAACATGGTCAAGGAGCGCACCAATGGTCGCTGGGCAATGATGGGTATCGTAGCAGGCTTGATTTCTTACGCAACTACTGGTAAACTGTTCTTTGGTATTTTCTAAGTATTTCTACCTATGACTTACAATGTTACTCTCCGCTCTCCCGACGGCTCCGAAACCACCATTCAGTGTGCGAGCGATCAGTATATTCTTGAAGCGGCAGAAGAGGCAGGTATTGACCTTCCTGCATCGTGCCGTGCTGGCGCTTGTTCCGCCTGTGCTGGTAAACTCGTAGAAGGAACCGTAGATAATGAAGAGCAGTCATTCCTGGATGACGATCAAGTAGCAGACGGTTGGATTCTCACCTGTACCGCTTATCCTACTAGCGACTGTGTGATTCTTACCGAGCAAGAAGAAAACCTTTAATTTTTAGGAGTAAAACAATGAACGAAAGAGCAGAACGCATTAACGGTTGGTTCGCAATGATCGGAATCGTTGCCGCAATGGGGTCCTATGCCCTGACTGGTCAAGTGATTCCGGGTGTGTGGTGAGATGGAGGTAAAGATGCGTAAAGAAGATTTTCAAGTCCCACAAGTCCAATTTGTTTTCCGTGAGAACGGTGAGTTTGTAACCCGCACTACTTCAGAACTGTTTGATAACAAGCGAGTCGTTATTTTCAGTCTGCCTGGTGCATTCACTCCTACTTGTAGTGCTTATCAACTCCCAGGATTCGAGGAAAACTACGATGAATTTGCTGCTCTTGGCATCGACGCTATTTACTGCTTGGCTGTTAATGACGGCTTTGTTATGAATGCCTGGGCACAAGATCAAAATATTGAAAAAGTAAAACTTATCCCCGATGGAAATGCCTATTTCACCAGAAGCATGGGTTATCTGGTCAACAAGTCTAACCTTGGTTTCGGTCAGCGTTCTTGGCGTTATGCTGCGGTTGTGGATAACGGAATCATCGAAAAACTATTCCTTGAAGACGGTTTCCGTGACAACGCAGACACCGATCCATACGAAGTATCGACACCAGAAAACGTTCTTGAGTATGTAAAGACAACTGTGAGGGAAACCGCACCAGTTTGATAGAATAAGTAATAATACTTAACTCTGTTGCTAAATAAGCAGCAGAGTTTTTTTGTATATGCCTAGAGGACAACTTACAAAGGAGACCATAAAATGTGAGGTCCTCAAAATCAAAAGAGACTTGGATAATGAGTGGATGAATAAACCTTGCCATGATCCCAAGTATCTTGCTCACGAGTATCTCAATAAGGTCCTGGACAAGATAGAGGAATATAGGGCTTGACGCCACTCCAAAACCGTAGTATGATAAATACATCAACAACGTTACGGAATGTAACTTTCCGAAACAAGTTGTAACACTCCTGCCGCTTGACCGAGACTAGGCAGGGTTACCAATCCGTCTCTCATATCCCCGCTAAGGGTGCGGGGAGCATAGTATCTCCACCATTTCCCTGATGGTCTTACTATCTTTTTAAAAAAATGGCTGCTTCTATTGCACAACAACGACAATCGAATACTTGGGAACAATTCTGCAACTGGGTCACCTCAACCGATAATCGTCTTTATGTCGGTTGGTTCGGAGTCCTGATGATTCCTTGCCTGCTTGCTGCTACGACTTGTTTCATCATCGCCTTCATCGGTGCTCCCCCTGTGGACATTGATGGAATCCGTGAACCCGTTGCTGGTTCACTCATGTACGGAAACAACATCATCTCTGGTGCTGTTATTCCTTCGTCCAATGCTATTGGACTGCACTTTTACCCCATCTGGGAAGCTTCTTCCCTAGATGAGTGGCTATATAATGGAGGACCTTTCCAACTGGTCGTCTTCCACTTTCTGATCGGCATCTATGCTTACATGGGACGCGAATGGGAACTTTCTTACCGACTCGGTATGCGTCCTTGGATTTGTGTTGCCTACTCTGCACCCGTTGCTGCTGCTAGCGCAGTGTTCCTGGTCTATCCCTTCGGTCAAGGATCCTTCTCTGATGCGATGCCTCTGGGGATTTCAGGCACTTTCAACTACATGCTTGTTTTCCAGGCAGAACACAACATTCTTATGCATCCTTTCCACATGCTGGGAGTTGCTGGGGTCTTCGGTGGTTCTCTTTTCTCTGCTATGCATGGATCTCTTGTCACCTCTTCTCTTGTCCGCGAGACGACAGAGAATGAGTCACAGAACTATGGATACAAGTTCGGACAAGAAGAAGAGACCTACAACATTGTAGCCGCTCACGGTTATTTCGGTCGCCTTATTTTTCAATATGCTTCCTTTAATAACTCCCGTTCGCTGCACTTCTTCCTTGCTGCCTGGCCTGTTGTAGGCATCTGGTTCACCGCTCTTGGTGTTTCCACGATGGCTTTCAACCTCAACGGCTTTAATTTCAACCAGTCTATTGTTGATAGTCAAGGAAAAGTTATTAACACTTGGGCTGATGTTCTCAACCGTGCTGGACTGGGCATGGAGGTAATGCACGAAAGGAACGCTAGACTTGTTGGTGTTCTTGCCTAGTAATAGGCATTAGTAAAATCGGGTTAAACGGGGAAACTCTCTATGAGACAATCCCGTACCAAGTCAGAAAGGGTTTAAGTTTTCTGAAAGGTCTACAATTTCCCACTTGATCTTGCTGCTGCCGAGTCAACTCCTGTTGCACTCACCGCACCTGCAATTGGTTGATATAAAACCAAATATATGATATAATTAAGGGACCCCAAAAGGGTCCTTTTTTTATAAATAGTTTTGGAAAGTTATGAGCAACCTTTATGGACCTCCACGAATTAGTAATATCTGAATGTGAAAGACGGGGTTTAGAACTTATCTACCTTCCTGAAAGACTTGTGCGTCGCTCAACCGATGTAGTGGTTAAATGCCCTTGCACAGGACAGAGAAATATGAGTATAAGAAACTTTATTTTCACCTATGAAAAAGGTGGAGAAGCATTTTGTTGCAAAAGAAAATCAAAACTTGGTAAAAATAATCCAGCATTTGGGAAACCAACTTGGAATGCTGGAACGGTTGGTATATCAAAAAGTTATGGATTTTTCGGTTTTAAGGAGGAATGGTCTGATAGAGAAGATTACTTATATTTTATTGAAACCATATACGGAACTTATAAAATAGGTAGGTCTTTTCACGGAATAAAATATCGCTTTACTGAAACTGTAAAAGAACTTGGCGAATGGAAAGCGTCCCACAAAAAAGTATTTGAGTGTGAAAGATATATCTTGGATACTTATAAGCAGTATCAAAAAAAGATTGATGGTATAATAGGAGGGTCAGAGCATTTTGTAAAAGAACTTCCAATACAAGAAATCATAGAATATGCTAATAGTTGTTTGTAATAAAACTAATGTCTCATAATACCGAAAACGAACCTATGCCTAACTGGGTCATCTGGGCAGGTGTAGGTATGATGATATTCACAGTTATTATTTTCGTTGCGTTCACTCTTAGCGTCATTTATTGGGGATGAGCACAAACACCCATTGACTTCTTTGTTAAGGAATGTTAAGATAAATATGAGAAACGATACAGGAGGTTATGACTTCTTCAACTCTTTCACCGCCCATTTCACAGAGAGGTTGGTTCGATGTCCTTGATGACTGGCTTAAACGCGATCGCTTCATATTTGTGGGTTGGTCTGGACTACTACTTTTTCCCACTGCTTATCTTGCCCTTGGTGGCTGGCTTACTGGCACGACGTTTGTTACAAGCTGGTACACCCACGGGTTGGCGTCTAGTTACCTTGAGGGCGCTAATTTCCTTACAGCTGCTGTGTCGTCGCCTGCAGATTCTATGGGTCATTCTCTTCTTTTACTTTGGGGTCCAGAGTCTCAGGGAGATATCGTCCGTTGGTTCCAACTTGGGGGACTCTGGACTTTTGTGGCGCTCCACGGAGCCTTTGCCCTTATAGGTTTCATGCTTCGCCAGTTTGAGATTGCTCGCCTGGTTGGTATCAGACCTTATAACGCAATCGCATTCTCAGGTCCTATTGCTGTGTTCGTCAGCGTATTCCTGATGTATCCTCTGGGTCAATCCAGTTGGTTCTTCGCACCTTCCTTTGGTGTTGCTGCTATCTTCAGGTTCCTTCTGTTCCTTCAGGGTTTCCACAATTGGACGCTAAACCCCTTCCATATGATGGGAGTTGCTGGTATACTAGGAGGAGCACTACTCTGTGCTATTCACGGTGCAACAGTTGAGAACACACTTTATGAAGACAGTGATCAATCAAATACTTTCAAAGCGTTTGAGCCTACCCAAGAAGAAGAAACTTATTCAATGGTTACTGCCAACAGATTTTGGTCCCAGATCTTTGGTATTGCTTTTTCTAATAAACGTTGGCTGCATTTCTTTATGCTTTTTGTACCCGTTATGGGCCTTTGGACTTCTTCTATCGGCATCATTGGTCTTGCTCTTAACCTAAGAGCTTATGATTTTGTATCTCAGGAAGTTAGAGCGGCAGAAGATCCAGAGTTTGAAACTTTCTACACGAAGAATATATTATTAAACGAGGGCTTGCGTGCTTGGATGGCTCCTGTGGATCAGATTCATGAAAATTTTGTATTTCCAGATGAGGTTCTCCCAAGAGGGAATGCTCTCTAAATATGTCGTATAATACAAGACCCCCCCTCAAAGGGGTCTTTTTTTAACTCTATGAAGAAACAAAAAACACTCTGGCGTTTGTGGGCAAAAGCACTTGGCGAGAAGTCAGGTAAAAACGATAGAGAGTCTGATACTATTGCTATTATACGCACCCTTATTTTTATCACATACCTGATTACAAATATCGCAATCGTAGCAAACGCAATAAGACACTGGAATGATAACAACGGAAACACCATACAAACTCGCAGAGATAATACGGGATACTTGGCCAAATCTTTACAGACCGCCAAAAAAGAAGTATAATGAAGAGAGACTAGAAAAACCAGATGATCGGAAACCTTGAACCTGAGGAAAATGTAATGAGAAGTGCTGATTGGGTAGAACATCTTAATAGTGCTCTTCAAAAATTGAAATGGACTGCTGATGATGATATTGCTGTTGAAATCGGTGGAGTTGCTTTCAGTGGTATTAAGCAAACCGAAAGTGCAAATCCAAAGTGGTCAAAACCATACGGAACAATTTCCTATCAGAATGATGCCTTCATTGTAATTAAAAATAAAAGTAGAAGTCCAGTAGTTCCTTCGCAACCTAATAATGAAAAAGTATAATGACGAGCACTTTACAGTAAGAGAAAGAAGAACTCATAAAAAAATTTGTGACTGTGGTAGTTTTGAAGATGCAAGAATGATGATGAGTCTGGACGGACCAAATCGTGAGATTGTAAAAAACAAGGTGCTGATGGACCAGGTAATAGATATTGAAACTCCAAAGGCACTTCCAACCAATGAGATTGTCGTCAATATGGATGGTGGTGTTGGTGGTTCTTGGAAGGAAATATATGAAGAATTTGATGATGCGTTTGGTGTTGAAAATCAAAAACAATTAAACCAGAGCGATGCCAAAGTTTTCGTACCCTAATGACCCAAAGGATTCCAAGTGTCCTTATTGTGGTGAGTCTGGTAAACTTTGCTCTCATGTAGATAGTATGGCACGGGCATGGGCACGAGGAGCATGTAAGAGAATAAATATAGATAAGTCGCAGTAATTTATGGGACCTCTACACTCTCCAAAAGAATACTTGTTTAATCTATACACAACAAGTTCTGGAGAGGCAAAACGAATGTGGAAGAAACATATAAAAGAGCAATGGAATCATCAATGTGCTTATTGTGGATCAGGAGAAAATCTCACAATAGACCACATTGTTCCACAGTCCAAAGGTGGAATGGACTTCACAAAGAATGTAGTTTGCTGCTGTCACTCCTGTAATCAAGATAAGGGGTACGAGCATTGGAAACTGTGGTATGTTCAGCAAGAATTTTATAGTGAAGAAAGGATCAATAAAATAGAAGAGTGGATGAAACCAGATCCACCAGTAAACCTATTTAAATATCGTCCGAGAAGAAATAATTTTTCTTAATAAATATAAGGAGCAGTATATACTGCTATTAAGGTAAATACCGAATCTAGTAATGGCAGATCCTAAGATTATAATTAGGCGTAGTGCTACGCCTGGTAAAGTTCCTACTGAAAGTCAGCTATCTCTTGGTGAGTTAGCTATTAACACATATGACGGTAAACTTTATCTTGAGCAGGATCAGACATCAACAGGATTAGGTGTCACCGTAATAGCAGTTAATCCTTGGAGTGTTGGGATTGGCAGCACTGCATATAATACTTATTTTACCTCAGGTAATGTCGGTCTTGGATTAACAAATCCAACACAAAGATTGGACATTGATGGGGGAATAAGAATTCGTGGTGCATTATATGATAGTAATAATGTTGTAGGTGCTGCCGGATCAATCCTTACTTCAACTGGAATTGGAGTTAGTTGGACTACACCTTCTGCTGGTTCTGGTGGAAGTAGTGAATCCTATTGGTCATCTACCGTATTAGGAATACATACTCTTTCTAATGTTGGTATAGGAACTGAAATTCCAACATCAAAACTGACTGTTTCTGGTGATGTAAATGTAAGTGGAGTAGTAACAGCTAGTGCATTTGTCGGTGATGGATCTGGACTAACTGGGATTGTTGCTGTTGGGTCTGGTATTGCAATTCAAGATGAAGGAATACAAGTTGGATCTGCAAGTACGACTCTTAATTTTGTTGGAACTGGTGTTTCTGCGTTTATTGTAGGTAATATAACAGAAGTTGTTATAGATTTGCAAGGAAATCTTGATGGTGGATCGCCATCATCAAATTATGGTGGAATAGAAAATGTTAATGGAGGAGGCATTTAAAAAAAATGGCAACTAGAATTCAAATTAGAAGAGGAAGTTCTGCAGACTGGACAAATGCCAATCCAGTGCTTGCTGAAGGTGAGTTGGGTTTAGAATTAGATACTGGAAGAATTAAAGTTGGTTTAGGAACCACATCATGGAATTATCTTGATTATCGGTACGGTACTGCATCTGCTGGATCTAATACTGAAGTTATTTTCAATGATAATTTAACTCTTGGAGCATCTTCTAACTTCACATTCGATAAAAACACTTCGGATCTTAAAATTGGTGGAGTCAGTGGAATAGGAATTAATACTAGCACTATTAAAATCAATGGAACAGATGTTCTTTCATCAAATACACTTGGTTCTGGTATAGTTAATTCTTCACTTACATCTGTTGGTACTCTCAACCAGTTAAGTGTTTCTGGTATTGTAACCATAAGCACTTTAGATGTAACAACTGGTACTATTGATTACTTATCTGGTACTAATGTTTCCTATAGTGGTATTGGTACTATTGAAGGGACTTTAAATGTTGGAGCAGCTGGGACAGTTATTACCACATCTATTGGTGGTGAAGTTGGAATAAATTCCACTGTACCTACATATAAATTAGATGTTGGTGGAGATATAAATAGTTCGACAGATCTTAAAATTGATGGAATTAGTGTTCTTACCACAGCAAGTAATGATGCACTTGCACTTGCAATCGCACTAGGATAATAAAAATGGCAAATTTATTTAAAAGTTATACTAAAGCAAATGTAGGAACTGCTGCAAGTGATATTTACACTGTTCCCGGCGCGACTACATCCGTAATTGTGGGACTGTGTTTGGTAAACACAGTAGAATATCCTATAAATGCTAATGTTCTTGTAGACAAGGCAGGTGCTTCTGATACAGTTTATCTTGCTAAAAGTTTAGAACTTTCAGATGGATCTCTTTATGAGTTTAATGGTGGCAATAAAATCATTTTAGAGACCGGTGATAAATTGCAGGTATTTTCCAATATATCTTCCAGTATTGATGTAATGTTGAGTATTCTAGAACAAACTTAGGGGTAAGATAGATGGCATATTTCGGTAAGAAACCAGAAAGACTTCGTGGTAAGGTTTACGATTATAATAATCAGGTTGGAGTAGCTGGATCCGTTTTAGTTTCTACAGGATCTTCTGTAGAATGGACATCTAGTAGTAGTGTTGTATCGCTAGGAATAGGAACAAATAGAAATGCTGAATTTCAGCAAGTTAATGTTTCAGGAGTAACCACTTCAGCAGGTGGTTTTGTAGGTAATTTAACTGGAACTGCAACAACAGCAACAAATCTTTCTGATGCTGCAAATATTACTACTGGAACTATTAATGCCTCTAGATTATCTGGATCTTATGATATTGATATAAGTGGCAATGCTGCAACTGCAGATTATGCTGATGTATCGGGTATTTCTACATATTCCACATCAGCAGGTATAGCAACTTATGCAACTACTGCGGGTATTGCAACAGCACTTCAGAACTCAAGAACATTTGAAATTACAGGAGACGTTGTTGCATCAGCGATCAGTTTTGATGGAACTGGAAATGTTTCATTAGCGGCAACTATTCAACCAAATTCAGTTGGATTGGGAACCGATACGACTGGAGATTATGTAAGAGATATTACAGGAACTGCAAATCAAATTACCATAACTGGTGGCACTGGTGAAGGTTCGACACCAACATTAAGTATTCCAAATCAATTCACAGTACCACAGGATATAGAAGTTACAAGAGATCTTCAAGTCAATCGTAATTTAAATGTTAACGGAAACATTACTATTGGTGGAACAACAGCGACATTACTTACAAGTGAATTAAAAATTTATGATCCAGATATTGTTCTTGGTTTTAGAACTGATGCATTTGGTAATGATGCTTCTAATGATAATACTGCAAATCATGGTGGTATTGCTGTTGCATCAACTGAAGGTTCTCCACTAGTTAATCTTTTTATTGCTGGTATTGAAACTACGCCTACCACATATAAAAAGATTATGTGGTTCAAGGCGGGTGAATTTTCTGGACTTGGAACTGATGCTTGGTTATCAAACTATGCCGTTGGTATTGGTTCTACGCAAGTTCCTAATGGTGTTAGACTTGCTGCTGGAGCAGTCCAATTTACTGAAAGAGATTTAATTTCTGTTAGAAATATTAATTCATCCGGTATTATTACTTCGGATAGTGGGATTAGTGTATCTAATGGCGGGATTAATATAACAGGTGTCTCTACATTTGTTGATAGTGTTAAATTTAATTCAACTTTAAAAGATTATTTTGGTAATGTTGGTGCAGCTTCTTCTGTTTTAATTTCAACGGGGTCTGGAATTAAATGGGAATCAATTGAAACTGCGGCTTTACAAGGTGCTGAAGGTGCTCAAGGAACTACAGGTGCTGAAGGTGCTCAAGGTGCTGTAGGGGATCAAGGTGCTCAAGGTGCTCAAGGATCTACAGGTGCTCAAGGTGCTCAAGGATCTACAGGTGCTGAAGGTGCTCAAGGAACCGCTGGTGCTCAAGGAACCGCTGGTGCTCAAGGAACCGCTGGTGCTCAAGGAACCGCTGGTGCTCAAGGATCTACAGGTGCTGAAGGTGCTCAAGGTGCTGTAGGGGATCAAGGTGCTCAAGGTGCTCAAGGAACCGCTGGTGCTCAAGGAACTACAGGTGCTGAAGGTGCTCAAGGTGCTCAAGGATCTACAGGTGCTCAAGGTGCTCAAGGATCTACAGGTGCTCAAGGTGCTCAAGGATCTACAGGTGCTCAAGGTGCTCAAGGATCTACAGGTGCTGAAGGTGCTCAAGGTGCTGTAGGGGATCAAGGTGCTCAAGGATCTACAGGTGCTCAAGGTGCTCAAGGAACCGCTGGTGCTCAAGGTGCTGAAGGTGCTCAAGGTGCTCAAGGAACCGCTGGTGCTCAAGGTGCTGAAGGTGCTCAAGGTTCCACAGGTGCTACTGGTGCTCAAGGAGTTCAGGGTGCTGATGGAAACTTTGGTGGTGCTACCTTCGACTATACATTTTCTACAAATACTACCGATAGCGACCCAGGAACAGGAACTCTGAAGTTTAGTGAGTCTCCTTTCTCTGGAGCACTAAACCTTTATATTGATTATACTGACGACAATGGAACTGATATTCAGTCGTTCTTGAGAACTATTGATGACTCTACCTCTACTATTAAGGGTCACTTTAGAATTTCAAACCGACTTGATGCCTCAGACTTTGCTCTGTTTACTATTTCTTCAGTAACAGAGAACACTGGATATTTTGATGTAAGTTCTTCATACGTTTCAGGAAGTGCTACATCATTCTCCAATGGTGAAGACGTTATTATTACTTTTGCTAGAACTGGTGATAAGGGTGATACTGGAGCACAAGGAACCGCTGGTGCTCAAGGTTCCACAGGTGCTACTGGTGCTCAAGGTCCTCAAGGAACCGCTGGTGCTGAAGGTGCTCAAGGTGCTCAAGGAACCGCTGGTGCTGAAGGTGCTCAAGGTGCTCAAGGAACCGCTGGTGCTGAAGGTGCTCAAGGAACCGCTGGTGCTCAAGGTGCTGTAGGGGATCAAGGTGCTCAAGGAACCGCTGGTGCTCAAGGAACCGCTGGTGCTCAAGGAACCGCTGGTGCTCAAGGTCCTCAAGGAACCGCTGGTGCTGAAGGTGCTCAAGGTGCTCAAGGCGCCACTGGATCTGGTGCTCAAGGTGCTGATGGAGCACAAGGTTCAATAGGTGCCACCGGTGCTCAAGGTTCTACTGGTGTCACTGGTGCTCAAGGTTCTACTGGTGCTCAAGGTTCCACAGGTGTCACTGGAGCACAAGGTAATGCTGGTGCCCAAGGTTCCACAGGTGCTACCGGTGCACAAGGTTCTATAGGTGCTCAAGGTTCCACAGGTTCCACAGGTGCTCAAGGTGCTGATGGAGCACAAGGTTCCACAGGTGCCACTGGAGCACAAGGTTCCACAGGTGTCACTGGAGCACAAGGTAATGCTGGTGCCCAAGGTTCTACTGGTTCTATAGGTGCTCAAGGTTCCACAGGTTCCACAGGTGCTCAAGGTGCTGATGGAGCACAAGGATCTACAGGCTCTACAGGTGCTCAAGGTACAGCAGGAGCACAAGGATCTCAAGGAACTGCTGGTGCACAAGGTACGGCAGGAGCACAAGGATCTACAGGTTCTACAGGTGCTCAAGGTGCTGATGGAAACTTTGGTGGTGCTGCTTTTGATTACACATTTGATAGTTCAACAGTAGATAGCGATCCAACACAAGGTAAATTAAGATTAAATCAAGTTGGAATAACAACAGCAAGTTATCTTTATATTCATAATGATGATGATAATAATGTAGATATTACAAGTTATTTACAAACAATTGATGATTCAACTTCTAATATTAAGGGACATTTCACAATTGCACAAAAAGGAAATACTGCATATTTTGGATTATTTTCAATTGTAGGTCTTCATACTGAATATACAAATTACTTTGCAGTTCCTATTTCTTATGTTTCTGGTATTACGACATCATTTACCAATAACCTTGATGTAATTATCACATTTGCTAGAACTGGTGATAAAGGAGATACAGGTGCACAAGGTTCTACCGGTTCCACTGGAGCACAAGGATCTACAGGTTCCACTGGAGCACAAGGATCTACAGGTTCCACTGGAGCACAAGGAACTGCTGGTGCTCAAGGTGCTGATGGATCTCAAGGTTCTACTGGTGTCACCGGTGCTCAAGGTTCCACAGGTGCCACTGGTGCTCAAGGTTCCACAGGTGCCACAGGTGCTCAAGGTGCTGATGGAGCACAAGGTTCAATAGGTGCCACCGGTGCTCAAGGTTCTACTGGTGTCACTGGTGCTCAAGGTTCTACTGGTGCTCAAGGTGCTGAAGGTGCTGAAGGTGCTCAGGGTGCTGAAGGTGCTCAAGGAACCGCTGGTGCTCAAGGTTCCACAGGTGCTCAAGGTGCTGAAGGTGCTCAGGGTGCTGAAGGTGCTCAAGGAACCGCTGGTGCTCAAGGAACTGCTGGTGCTCAAGGATCTACAGGTGCTGAAGGTGCTCAAGGATCTACAGGTGCTGAAGGTGCTCAAGGAACCGCTGGTGCTCAAGGAACTGCTGGTGCTCAAGGTTCCACAGGTGCTACTGGTGCTGAAGGTGCTCAAGGAACCGCTGGTGCTCAAGGAACTGCTGGTGCTCAAGGTTCCACAGGTGCTACTGGTGCTGAAGGTGCTCAAGGTTCCACAGGTGCTACTGGTGCTGAAGGTGCTCAAGGAACCGCTGGTGCTCAAGGAACTGCTGGTGCTCAAGGTGCACAGGGTGCTGTTGGAGCACAAGGAGCTGATGGTAACTTCGGTGGCGCTACATTTGACTATACTTTCTCTACAAACATTACTGCTAGTGACCCAGGAACTGGAATACTAAAGCTCAATAACGCTACAGTTTCATCTGCTACGGTTCTATACATTGATGATGTTGACGATAACTCTACAGATATTCAGTCATTCTTAAGAACTATTGATGACTCTACTTCTACTATTAAGGGTCACTTTAGAATTTCTAATAGACTGAATGCTGACGACTTTGCTCTGTTCACTATCTCTAGTGTGACTGAGAACACTGGATACTTCACAGTCAGTTGTGGATATGTATCTGGTAGTGCTTCTTCATTCAGTGATAGTGAAGACGTTATCATCACCTTTGCTAGGACTGGTGATAAAGGTGATGTAGGTGCTCAAGGATCTACAGGTGCTCAAGGTGCTCAAGGAACCGCTGGTGCTGAAGGTGCTCAAGGTGCTCAAGGTGCCACTGGATCTGGTGCTCAAGGTGCTCAGGGATCTACAGGTGCTCAAGGATCTATAGGTGCTCAAGGTGCCACTGGATCTGGTGCTCAAGGTGCTCAAGGAACCGCTGGTGCTGAAGGTGCTCAAGGTGCTCAAGGATCTACAGGTGCTCAAGGTGCCACTGGATCTGGTGCTCAAGGTGCTCAGGGATCTACAGGTGCTCAAGGATCTATAGGTGCTCAAGGATCTACAGGTACTCAAGGTGCTCAAGGATCTACAGGTGCTCAAGGTGCCACTGGATCTGGTGCTCAAGGTGCTCAAGGAACCGCTGGTGCTGAAGGTGCTCAAGGTGCTCAAGGACCTGCAGGAGAGGGTGGCAGTGGATCTGGTGCTCAAGGTGCTCAAGGTGCTACTGGTGCTCAAGGTTTAGTAGGAGCACAAGGATCTACAGGTGCTCAAGGTGCTCAAGGATCTACAGGTGCTCAAGGATCTACAGGTGCTCAAGGTGCCACTGGATCTGGTGCTCAAGGATCTACAGGTGCTACTGGTGCTCAAGGATCTACAGGTGCTCAAGGTGCCACTGGATCTGGTGCTCAAGGATCTACAGGTGCTACTGGTGCTCAAGGATCTACAGGTGCTACTGGTGCTCAAGGTGCTCAAGGACCTGCAGGAGAGGGTGGCAGTGGATCTGGTGCTCAAGGTGCTCAAGGTGCTCAAGGTGCTCAAGGATCTACAGGTGCTCAAGGATCTACAGGTACTCAAGGTGCTCAAGGATCTACAGGTGCTCAAGGATCTACAGGTGCTCAAGGTGCCACTGGATCTGGTGCTCAAGGTGCTCAAGGAACCGCTGGTGCTACTGGTGCTCAAGGTGCTCAAGGACCTGCAGGAGGGGGTGTCGGTGGCGGTGGAGAATTCATTTTAAGTGGTTCTTGTGGGACCATTTACAGTTCAGAAGCAGGAACTGGTGGCACTGGACTCAATAATTTCTTTGCTGGTTATTGTGCTGGTCAATCCAACACCAGTGGATCCTTTAACTTCTTTGCTGGACAATGTGCTGGTGCCTGTAACACCACTGGATCCAATAACAACTTTATTGGACAAGGTGCTGGTGCCTGTAACACCACTGGATCCTTTAACTTCTTTGCTGGACAATGTGCTGGTGCCTGTAACACCACTGGATCCAATAACAACTTTATTGGACAAGGTGCTGGTGCCTGTAACACCACTGGATCCTTCAACAACTTCATTGGACAATGTGCTGGTCGATGCAACAGCACTGGAACTAACAACAACTTCTTTGGACGATTTGCTGGATTCCGCAACACCATTGGAAACTACAACAACTTCATTGGAAATTATGCTGGTCGATACAACAGCACTGGAACTAACAACAACTTCATTGGATTTAGTGCTGGTTATAGCAACACCACTGGAACCTGCAACAACTTCATTGGACGATGTGCTGGTTTCAGCAACACCACTGGATCCAATAACAACTTCATTGGAGCTTATACTGGTCAATCCAACATCGGTGGAGCCAACAACAACTTCTTTGGATCTAATGCTGGTCGATGCAACACCAGTGGAACTCATAACTTCTTTGCTGGACAATGTGCTGGTTTCAGCAACACCAGTGGATCCTACAACAACTTCTTTGGACGATTTGCTGGTCGATGCAACACCAGTGGAGCCAACAACAACTTCTTTGGATCTAATGCTGGTCAATCCAACACCATTGGAACCTGCAACAACTTCATTGGACGACTTGCTGGATCCAACAACACCACTGGATCCAATAACACCTTCATTGGAGCTTATGCTGGTTTCGGCAACACCACTGGATCCAATAACAACTTTATTGGATTTAGTGCTGGTTACTGCAACACCGGTGGATCCTTTAACTTCTTTGCTGGACGATGTGCTGGTTTCAGCAACACCACTGGATCCAATAACAACTTTATTGGATTTAGTGCCGGTCAATGCAACACCACTGGAGCCTTTAACAACTTCATTGGACAATGTGCTGGATTCCGCAACACCAGTGGAACCTTTAACATCTTCATTGGAGCTTATACTGGTATCTGCAACACCAGTGGATGCAACAACACCTTTATTGGACGTAATGCTGGTTACTGCAACACCACTGGAACTAATAATCTTTTCTTCGGACAAAATGCTGGAACGGGTTCTACAGGACTTTGTAATGTTACAACAGAATCCAATTACATCATTATGGGTAACAACAGTCATGCATGTGCTCTTATCCAGGTTGCTTGGACAGCAGTTTCTGATTGCCGTGACAAGTGCATTTTTGGACCTGTTCCTCATGGTAGAGGTTTCCTTCATAATATTACTCCAATTGAATATGCCTTTAAGGACCGTGATACTGATGAATTAAAGGACATAGAAGGAAAGCGTAGGTATGGATTCAGTGCCCAGAATGTCCTTGAAGCAGAAGGAGAAAATCCTGTTATTGTAGACTCAAATGATCCAGAGCATCTCAAACTGACATCAGATCATATGATTCCAGTTCTTGTAAATGCAGTGAAGGAATTATCAGAGGAAGTTGATGTATTAAAATCAAGATTGGATATATTGGAAAATTCGTGATATAATAGTCTCATACATACTGTATGATACGTGAGAATATATGAAAAAAGTTTTAATTGCTACACCATGCCTTGATCAAAAAGTTGATGCTTATTTTGTTCACAGTTTATGTGAATCTATTAAATTAGGAATCAAAAATGACTTAGATATTAGATGTGTTTTTTTAGCTAATGAAAGTATTCTTCCAATGGCTAGAAATGAGTTATTTAAATTATCTTATACTGATAATTATGATGTAATGGTGTTTATTGATGATGATGAATATTGGGATGAAAAAGCATTAATTGAAATTATTCAATCTGAAAAGGATGTTATAACAATACCTGTTGTGAATAAGGAAGATAAAAAAATTAAATATAATGTATGGTTAAATAATGACATTCAAAAAGATACCGATGGATATATTAAAATTGAAAAATGTGGGACAGGATTTCTTAAATTGACTCGTAAGGTTATTATTGATTTGTGGAATACAAACACAGAATTACTATTTCGTAACAGTCCTTTAAAAAATATTTGTGAATATACCTTTGAAAATGGAAGTTTTATCGGAGAGGATGTCGCATTAACTAGAAAAATAAAGGAATTGGGATATGATATTTGGTTAAATCCAAAACACACAGTATCACATATTGGAAATAAAATATATAAAGGAAATTTTGAAAAGAGTTATAATTTATGATCGATCTCATTATTCCAACAATGTGGTTTGCAAATAAATTTGAAGAATCTTTGCAAACTTATGTAAGTCATAACTCAATTAACAAAATTATTATCGTTGACAATAATAAATTAAAAAGACCATCTTATGAGATTTTAAATCACTCAAAAATTGAAATTATTTCATATGGTAAAAATATTTTTGTAAATCCTGCTTGGAATGAGGGATATTTTCGATCAAAATCTAAAATTATTGGAATATTAAATGATGATATTAAAGTGTCATCAGAAATATTTGATATGATTATTGATTTTAATCTTTCAAATGGAGATTTGATTGGTGTAAATTTACAGGGAAGGCAAAATAATTATAAAATTGATGATTATATTGATACAAAAGAAGAGATTGTAAAATTAAATTATGATCCCACAAAACCTATTGGAGGTCAGTCGTGGGCATTCGGAATCTGTATGTTTATGTTAAGAGAATCATATAAAGTTATACCATCTCTATATCAAGTTTGGTATGGTGATGATTTTTTTGTACAATATGCAAAAAACATTTACGCGATTAATTCAAATAAAATTAAAGGAACTATTTCGGAAACACTTACAAAGTTTGAAGACCCCGACAGTGATATTTCAAAAAGAATTGAATTAGATTCAAAAAACTTGATATCATATGATCATTTTATCAATGGAAAAAATTGGGAAATCCCACACAATATGATAAAACTTTATGAACATCAACGTAAAGATAAAAATATAAAATCAGGTGTATTTGATTTAGAGTATCAAAGAGCAAGGAAAATACCAAGTGATATCAACGAAAATGTTCATGAACTTTATGAATTAGCAAAAGAATGTAAGACCGTAGTGGAAATGGGAGTTAGAACAGGAGTTAGTACTAGAGCATTTTTAAACACTAATGCTAAACTTTTTTCCTTTGATATCATATTAGATTCAAATGTTCAAAAACTTTTTGATCTTGCTAAACGACAAGGAAAATCTGCGGAATATATTCAAGCAGATGTTCTCGATATAGAAATTGAAGAGACTGATTTATTGTTTATTGATACTTTTCACATATATGATCAACTTAAACGGGAATTAAATCTTCACGGAAACAAGGCACAAAAATATATTGTATTTCATGACACATATACATTTGGTCTTAAAGGAGAAGATGGAAAAGATGATAAAGGATTGTTATCTGCGGTTATTGAGTTTGTAATGAAGAATCCACACTGGAAATTTTATAAGTATAAAACAAACAATAATGGATTGACAGTTTTAAAAAGAGATGATATAATATAATGCACCATAAATTGATAATAATATTTTATAAGTAGACCCATTCAAGTTAATCATTCATTTATGAAATCAAAATATAGTATTTTTCATGTGCAGGGTGGTATTGGAAAACATATTGCGGCCACCGCAGTAGCAAAAGCAATTAAAGCAAATCACCCAGATCGTAAATTAGTTATAGTCTGTGCATATGCAGATATTTTTATAAATCTTCCTTATGTTCATAGAGTTTATACCATAGGAACAACGCAGTATTTTTATCAAGAATATATTCAAGATAAAGATTCTATTCTATTTCATAATGAACCATATTATACAACTAATCATATTCATAAACGTAAACGTTTAATTGAGAATTGGTGTGATATGTATGGTATTAAATATTCTAGAGAAAGACCAGAAATAAGATTTAATAAACTTCAACAAAATATATCCAGAGAAGTTTGGAAACGAAAAAAACCAGTTATGATTATTCATACTAACGGTGGAGTTATGACCACTGATTCGAAACCATATTCTTGGACAAGAGATATGCCATTTGATCTTGCAGAAAAACTTGTAGATTATTATAAATCTGAATATCATATTATTCAACTTACAAAAGTTAATTCGCCAAAACTAGAAGGTGTCGAGCACATTTTTGCAACACCAGAAAAATCTTTATCTTTGATGGAATACTTTAGTATTGTTCTTCATGCTAAAAAAAGAATCTTAATTGATTCTTGTGTTCAACATGCTGCTGCCGCACTAAATAAAAAATCAACAGTTCTTTGGAATGGGACTAGTCCAAAAGTATTTGGATATGATCTGCATGATAATATCTCCACAACAGTTCCATATGATTTTAAATTACCGGGGAGTTATCTTTTTGATTTTGACTTTGATGGTAATGAAGTTGAGTATCCTTATGAAGAGGGAACCGAACTGTTTGATTTTAATGAAATTGTTAAATCCGTTGATGCTCAGTAAATTAAGTCTATGGTAGAACCAGTGCAAAAAACTTATTATTTTATGGCGGGACTTCCTCGCTCTGGAAGTACAATTTTATCTAGCATTTTAAATCAAAATCCAAGGTTTTATTCTGGTCCTAGTTCTCCTGTGACTGGGTTGATGATTATGTTAGAACAACAATTGTCTCAGGACGAGTTGTTTTTGGCATATCCAAAACCAGAACAAGCATCAATGATTATTTCCAATATTATTCATCAATATTATTTTGATGTAAAAAAACCAGTAATTTTTGACAAGAATAGATCTTGGGTAAATCGAATTCATTACATTGAAGGTTACTTGGGAATTACACCAAAAATTATTTGTCCTGTTAGAAACATTGATGAAATTTTAGCATCTTTTATTTCGATGCATCGTCGTAATCCATATGAAGTAAATGGAAAAATAAACTTTATTGATGATATGTTAGTTAAATCTAATATTTTATTAACGGATGATAATCGTTGTGAATTTCTTGTAAGTGAATCTGGAATTCTTGGACAAAGTTATTTGGGAATTCGTGATGTACTAACGAAAGGGCAGGAAAAATATTTGCATTTTGTTGAATATGATGATCTTGTTAGTTTTCCAGAAAAAACAATGAAGAAAATTTATGAGTTTCTTGATGAAGAATATTATGAACACGAATTTGATAATCTTATTAACATTAATGAGGAAAATGATGCCTCTACTTATGGTTTAAGTGATATGCATTATGTTAGAAAGGAGTTGAAAAAAACTTCTTTATCTCCAAAAGAAATTCTTTCCGATGAAATCTTATCAAGATGTAAAGGACTTGAATTTTGGAGAGATCTTGAATCAATTGATTATGAAGATATTGAATTGAATATAAATGCAAATAATCAGGTCTTTGAAGATTCAAAAAACTTTATAGGAGCTTAAAAAATGGCAAGAACTCAAGAACAAATTTTGCAAACAATTACTGTAGCTAAAGATAGTGTTTGGGTGATTGAAGATGCTATTGAAAAATTAGATGGTGGAGAAACGCCCTCCAAAGACTTAAAATCTAATATTGATCGTAATGTTGGACACCTTAAACTTGTTGTTACTGACCAAGAAATTGTAGATTCTGGAGAAGATATTTCAGATCTAGAATCTGCAATTATAACTGGCGAAGCAAAACTTGCTGAAAACATTTGGTTAACTAATCTTTGATGATGGGTGTACGTTCTCTTTAAGGTCTTCAAGATTCCTTGTATCTTTGGGAATGAAGACCCTCTCTGTGGTGGGAGAGGTGAGTTGGTGGTTAAAAAAGGAGAGTTTTATACTCTCTTTTTTTATTTGACTTTATGTATGATATTGGTTATAATCCTTTAAGAATTCAAAGAAAAGATAAATAACTTGAAAGGAATATAGTGGTTAGATAATGGCTCTAAACTTTCCAGATAGTCCATCAGTAAATGATATTTTTACATCTAGTAACTCCAGATGGATATGGAATGGAACATCTTGGGTTAGGCAGGGAACACCTGGAACTCAAGGTGCTCAAGGATCTACAGGTGCTCAAGGTGCTCAAGGATCTACAGGTGCTCAAGGTGCTCAAGGTGCTGTAGGGGATCAAGGTGCTCAAGGATCTACAGGTGCTGAAGGTGCTCAAGGTGCTCAAGGTTCAGTAGGAGCACAAGGATCTACAGGTGTACAAGGCACAGTTGGTGCTCAAGGTTCAGTAGGAGCACAAGGATCTACAGGTGCTCAAGGTGCTCAAGGTGCTCAAGGTGCTCAAGGTGCTCAAGGTGCTCAAGGAACCGCAGGTACATCAGGATCTCAAGGTACTATAGGTGCTCAAGGTGCTCAAGGTGCTACTGGTGCTCAAGGAACCGCAGGTGCATCAGGATCTCAAGGTTCCACAGGTGCTCAAGGTGATGTAGGTGCTCAAGGTGCTCAAGGTGATGTAGGTGCTCAAGGATCTACAGGTGTACAAGGCACAGTTGGTGCTCAAGGTTCCACAGGTGCTCAAGGTGCTACTGGTGCTCAAGGTGCTACTGGTGCTCAAGGTTCAGTAGGAGCACAAGGATCTACAGGTGCTCAAGGTGCTCAAGGTTCCACAGGTGCTCAAGGTGCTCAAGGTTCCACAGGTGCTCAAGGTGCTCAAGGAACCGCAGGTACATCAGGATCTCAAGGTACTATAGGTGCTCAAGGTGCTCAAGGATCTACAGGTACTCAAGGTGCTCAAGGATCTACAGGTGCTCAAGGTGCTGTAGGTGCACAGGGTGCTGTTGGATCTCAAGGTACTTCTGGCGCTATAACTTTTGCATCAGGCACTTTGATGTTATTCCAACAGACAGCAGCACCTACTGGTTGGACCAAACAAACAACTCATAATAATAAAGCACTTAGAGTAGTAAGTGGATCTGCAAGTTCTGGTGGTACGACCGCATTTACAAGTGTATTTGCTTCTAGGACACCATCTGGTTCTGTTTCGGTTTCTGGATCTAACTCTGGCGGTTCTGTAAGTAATACTACACTAACCACTTCAGAGATGCCATCCCACAACCACTCATCAACATCTGGGCAATTTTTGCTTGATAATGGTGGAGGTGGTTCTCAAGGATTTGCCGGTGGTGGTACAATTGTTGGTCTCAGCCCAAATACCACATCAACTGGTGGTGGAAACTCTCACGGACACGGATTTACTAATCCATCTTGGTCTGGTTCAGCATCTTTTACAGGTACAGCAATGGACTTTGCTGTCCAATATGTTGACTTAATTATTGCTTCTAAAGACTAATACTGATATAATATAATTTTTAGATATGGCTAAAATTAAACCAGGAAACTTTTGTCCACTTATTAAGAAAGACTGCATTGGTCTTAAGTGTTCATGGTACACTCAGATGAGAGGTACTAATCCAAACACAGGAGAACCAGTTGATGAGTGGGGGTGTGCAGTAACTTGGATGCCTTTTATGGCAGTTGAAATAGCACAAAAATCAAATCAGACTGGAGCAGCAGTAGAGAGTTTTAGGAATGAAGTTGTGCGAGCAAACTATCAAAACCAAGAACTTTATAAAGAAGCACTTAAGCAACAAATTATTCCTGCACAAATTACACCACTCAATCAACCTATAAATATCTTAGAAGAAGGTAAAGAAGAATGAGAATTACACTTATTCCAAGTGATAAAACAATTGGAATTGATAATGAGTTTTATCGTAATATTGAACAGGATTTTTCTTGGATTCCGTCAAATATTCATGCTGTTCAATGGTATGATACCTGGGGTGAGATTGAGTATATTGATGGATCTCCCAATAAAAGAATTGAGGAGTTGGGTATTTTTGAACAGGCAGTTTTGGATTTTAATAATGAAAAGGAAAGAATTGATACTGAACTTGAGGCATTAAATAAAGAGAATGAGGAGAAAAAAATTTTAGAAGAATTGGCATTGGAAGCAGCAAGAAATTACTGGAAAGAATTTAGAAATATAAGAGATAGTCTTTTATCTAGATGTGATTGGACTCAATCTCCAGATTCCCCACTAACAGAAGAAAAGAAAGATGAGTGGGCAACATATCGTCAGATATTGCGAGATCTCCCAGTTATTATTAGTGATCCAAAACCAATGGTTAATGATTTAAATCACGAGAATTGGCCAACTAAACCAGATTAATATGATATTTTTTGATAATGATGTTTTTAAGTTAAGTGAGAAGTTGAATGTCACAACCATAAATTATGGTTTGACTGATATTAGTATACTTGATAATTTTTATTGTGATTTAGATGCGGTTAATTGTGAGATAGAAAAACTACCTATAACTTTAGTGGGTGGTCTTTACAAACCAGATAATGGTAAAAAATATATTGATGGTAGAAAAATTTATATTCAGAACATGAGGGGAACTGAACTACCATATCTAGTGAATGATCAGTTAAAAAAAGTAGTTTCAAAAATTTCAAAAAATAGTTTGACTGAACCAACTACATAAGGTATAATACTTCTATATCACCTTTACTTGAATGGATTATAAGTTCAGCATTATTTCGCCATCCCACAAGAACACTCCCTACCTTCAAGAACTCTACGAAAGTCTGTGTGCTCAGACTTATGAGAACTGGGAGTGGATTTTGTGGTTGAATGGTAAGTTTAACCGTAGCAAACTCTCTCCAGAAATTGAGAATGATGGGAGGGTAAAGATCTACGAGTGTAATGAAAATAATCCTAACGTTGGGTTTCACAAGAGCAAGGCATTCCATCTTGGTTCTGGTGATGTCCTTGTGGAAGTTGACCATGATGATATGATCACACCAGACTGTCTGGAAGAACTTAACAAGGCATACCAAGACGAGAGTGTTGGTTTTGTGTACAGTGATGTTGCTGTGTATGATGATAACTTTGTTCCTTATAATGAGCAGCATGGTTGGTCTTACTACTTCTACAATTTTCGTGGTAAAGACCGTTATGTGATGAACTCTTGGCGTCCAACTAGTCAGGCATTATCATTCATCTGGTATTCTCCTGACCATGTTAGATCTTGGAGAAGGAGTGTTTATCAATCAATCGGTGGGCATAATGTTCAATTAAGTATATGTGATGACCACGAGTTGATGATAAGAACCTATCTGAATACGAAGATGTATCATATTCAAAAACCTCTTTACATCTATAGGGTTTATGGTGACAATACTTACCTAGAAAGAAATGCTCAAATTCAAACTAAGACCGTAGACCTTTATTATGAGTATGGATATCAACTTGCAGAGAAAGATGCAGAAGACCGTGGACTTCTGAAAGTTGATATTGGTGGTGGACTTTATCCTCGTCCTGGTTATGTAACCATTGACCAGGAGGGTGCTGATATTACTTGTGACCTGAATGATGGCATCCCACTTCCTGATAATAGTGTTGGTGTTTTGAATGCAAGTCATGTTCTAGAGCACCTGAGAGACCCTGTTAAGTCAATGAGAGAAATTCATCGGGTCCTTGCACACGGTGGTTGGGCAATGATTGAGGTTCCTTCTACTGATGGTAGGGGTGCATTCCAAGACCCAACTCACGTTAGCTTCTGGAATGAACATAGTTTCTGGTATTATACCAACAAACAGCTAGCAAACTTCATTAGAAACTATGATATTCGCTTTCAAACGTATCGGTTAAATACTTGGGAAATGGCACCACATATTCCTGTTGTCACTGCTTGGTTGACAGCAATTAAGGATGAAGAACGTTTCCCTGGAATTCTTGCAATTTAATTTTTATGGCACTTGCATATGTAATCGGCGCAGGAACAGCAGGTTCAACTGCCGCTAGAATTTTAAAAGATAATGGGTGGGATGTAGAAGTATTTGAAACTAGATCTTATATTTCTGGTAATTGCTACGACTATATTGATGAAAAGACCCGTTGTATTGTCCATGCACATGGTCCACACGCAATTCATACTAATAGTGAGAAAGTCTGGAACTGGTTGCATCAGTTTTCGGAGTTTAATGATTTCTCAGTCAAGGTCTGGGCAAATACTAAACTGGGTAAAATCCCCATTCCTTATAATGATACGTCTGATAGAATTATTGGACGACGACTTTCTGATGAAGAAATTATTGATTTAGTCTTCAGGGATTATTCTGAAAAGATGTGGAATACTCCCTTTGAGGAACTTCCTCAGAGTATTCTTGCACGACTAGCAGTAAGAAATCCTGGTGAAGAAACTTACTTTGTGAATAACAAGTATCAGGGTCTTCCTAAGTATGGATTTGTTCGGATGTTTGAAAACATTCTGGATGGTATCCCCGTTCATTTGGATACACCCAGAGATGAGTGGAGAAAACTGAAAGACAAGTGTGACCTGTTGGTTTATACTGGTAAGGTTGATAATTACTTTGATTATCAGTTTGGCGAATTAACTTATCGCTCTTTGAATTTTGAACACGTCTATTGCCCTAAAACTCTTTATATTCAACTGAATGAATGTAATAAAGAGAATGGATGGAACCGTGCAATTGACCATTCCTACTGGTATAAACAGGATGTAGAAACAACAATTGTCACAAGAGAGTATCCTGTTCCTCACGTTGATGGTGTGAACAATCCATATTATCCAATGATATTTGGTGAGTATCTCAGTCAGTTCAGACTGTATGAACCTCTGATGCAGGCAGAAAAGAACACAGTATTCACTGGAAGAACTGCTACTTATGAATATCTGACGATTGATGAAACCATCATCAAGACTGCTAAAAAACTGAAGAAACTTGGACTATCTGATTCTATTTTAACGCCATGAAGAAAACTAAACTATGTCTCAATGTAATGCTTGGAAATGAGGAGCACGTCGTTGAGAGAATGCTTAATTCTTGTTATAAGCACATTGACTATTGGATTATCCAGTGTAATGGTAACGACCGCACTCAACAGATGGTTGAAGACTTTTTTCAACAAAAAGGTATTCCTGGATTTACCTACAATGTAGAATGGCACTATCCTGGTTGGAATAGTGATGACTTGGTTCAGAAATGTACAGAGACTGACCACGGTTGTGACTGGTTATTCAGAATTGATGCTGATGAACAACTACACGTTGATGATGACTTTGATTGGAGTGTTTTAGAAGATACTTCAATTGATGCCTGGGATGTTACGGCACAGTCTGATAATTGTATTTGGTATCGTTGCCGTCTATGGAATACAAAAATTCCCTGGAGGTTTAGGCACGACAAGAGGCACGAGTGTATTCTGAAACCTGGATGTGTTCCAACGGGAGAAGAGTTTCCAAGAATAAGTCTGGCAAGAGGATTTAGACACATCATTATTAACGATGGTCGGACTTGGGTAAATCCAACTAAGTTCTTTACTGATGCTGTTGAACTTGAGAACCAACACATTTCCAACAACACAATGCTAGAGGATGTTTATCACTTCTGGTATATTGCTAAAAGTTATAATGATGCTGCTTATGGTACTTATCCTTTAGGTGAAACGCATAATCAGGAGATGGCACGTCGTGCTTTATTTTATTATGAAGAGTATCTGAATTATCGATTTAATTATCATCAACTTGGATATGTAACTGGTATTGATGAGATGGCATATTTTACTTTATGTGCTATGGGAGACTTGAATCGAACTTGCAATAATTTTGAAAAAGCAATTGACTGCTATATTCGTGCAGAAGAATGGTGTCCACCAAGAAATGAACATCTTGTGGGATTATCTGAGTGCTACAGAACTTTAGGTGATTATCAGATGATGAAGATGCAGACGGAAAGATTGATTGATCCGAGCAGAGTTAATCCTTTTCCCACATATCACTTCCTTGTCAATAGTAACTATTATATAGATACCGGTGATTATGGAAAATCGCTTCATCAAATCGTATGTGAAAACTTATGCAATTGATATGAAATACCTTCCAGTCTCATCAATAAATAGACAGTCGCAGAAAACTATATGGGTTGTTGATAATTTTTATGCTAACCCATATGCTGTAAGAGAATTTGCTCTTCAGCAAGAGTTTTCTGAAGATTTAAATTATTTCAAAGGAAGTCGTTCAAAAGAACAATACTTCGTTCCTGGAACAAAAGAAGCATTTGAAAAAATCATGGGTATCAAAATCCGTGAATGGGAGTCTCATGGAATGTGTGGTCGTTTTCAATACTGTACCTCACAAGATGCCCTTGTCTATCATCACGATGGTCAAACCTGGGCTGCTATGATATATCTCAACCCAGATGCTCCTTATTGTACAGGAACTTCTCTTTACGCTAGTAAGAATGGTGCTAGGAGAACTGGTGACCCCAACTTTACGGATGATGTATTTGCTGGTGGTTTTTACGATGAAACCAAGTTTGAGTTAGTTGACTCTATTGGTAATGTCTTCAATAGACTATTCATCTTTGACGCTCAAAATATTCACGCAGCATCAAAATACTTTGGTCAAACCAAAGAAGATTCACGACTCTTTCACATTTTCTTTTTCGACTAAAAATGAATTTTACAGTTTACTCAAAAGAAGGTTGTCCATATTGCGACAAAGTAAAAAAAGTCTTAGAGTTGACAAACACTCAGTTTGTCGTGTATACTCTTAGTGAGGACTTTACTAGAGAAGAATTCTATTCTGAATTTGGTGAAGGTTCTACCTTCCCTCAGGTTATTTGTGATGATAAAAAGCTAGGAGGTTCCGTTGACACAATCAGATTCCTCAAAGAACAACAAGTCATCAAGTCATAACATAAATAAAAACAAGAGTCACGTAAACCGTGGCGTTGATTTACTGCTTAATGGAGGTAAGAGAAAGCAAACGCAACCATTCCATATCATCTTCGAAAAGATGGTTTGCTTTCTGAATCGGGAAGTTACCATCTATTTTGAATTTTCCTTTAAGTCAAGGAAAAGAATAGTAGTTTCCCGAGGCAAAAGAAATGTTAGCAGTTAGTCTAGTTTTTGGTTCATTCATGACCGTATTGTTTCTTATTGTGGGACTTATAGGTGGTTGGGTAGCAAGAGAATATATGATGAACTATCGGGAGATTCCAAGACCTCACCCCGAAATGTTCGATAACCAGGGTAACCTGATTCCAGATGAGGTGATTGCATTTAACTTTGAAAACTATCATGACTACGAAATCAACGACGAAGAAGACGACGAGTAACACTACCAATACAAAACCAAGGACTGTTAAGGTTTCTACCTCACTAGAACTCCCTAATAATCCACTGGTTTTTGAGGTTCTTGATCTAGTATCGAAACAAAAAACCAAAGCAAAAAAAGTCGAAGTTCTGAAAAAATATGAGGATATGTCTCTTAAGATCATCCTCATTTGGAACTTTGATGAGAGTGTTGTAAGTGTTCTTCCACCAGGGGAAGTTCCATATTCCTCTTATGATGAACAAACTGTAAACTCTGGTACACTTTCTACCAAAATCAGTCAAGAGACACGTAGAATGTATGAGACTGGTTCATTCTCAATGGGAGTGACTGATCAGCAGGCTAGAACTACTATTCGTAAAGAGGCGAAGAACTTTTATTTCTTTGTGAAAGGTGGTAATGATAGTATGAACAGCATTCGTAGAGAAAGTATGTTTATCAATCTTCTCCAAGGTTTACACCCACTTGAAGCAGAGATTATTTGTCTTGTAAAAGATAAAAAACTAACCGACAAATACAATCTTACTCAGGATGATGTTGCTGAAGCATTCCCCGATATTCAGTGGGGCAATCGTTCTTGATATGGGAAAGGGTATCAATATTATTCACATAAATTGTGATCCTTCTTTTGCTGACGATAAGAGTCTTCCAAGAGATTCTTATCTAGTATCTTATGGTGATAATGATGAAGAAAAGTTTGATGTAGTTCAAGGTCTTCGCTCTGATATCTTTGACCACTATTGGGATAAGTATCGTGATGTAAGACGAATGGATTGGACTCAAGGTACAGTCAATCCAAAGTCATGGGGTTATAATGTGCCTGAAAAGAAAAAGCGAAAGTAGTTTCCAATATCGCTAATAATTTTTCCGGCAAAATTTTCTTGCGTGAGGGTTTTCACAAATCTTCACGCTTTTTAGTATAATATAGATACCATTTAGTATCTTATGTTACTGTTTTCACACATATAAGACCTATATAGGATGAATAGGGGTATAATAATCCCCTAACGTTCATCCTATGACTAAAGCACTTTTGCTTTTAGCATGGGTTCCACTTCTTTCTGTTTCAACGCCACGACTTATACAGAATCCATATCCTGTGACTATAAGTTGTGACGCAGCGTGGGAACTAATGGACATCGTTAAAAACGACGATGTAGTAGACCAAAGAAGAGAAGACCGATTGCTATTAGAACTCCGAAAGGATGTTGTTCAAAGGTGCTAAAAACTGAATAGGACGCAAGTAAGCCGACTCGGAACGGATCGTTCATCTATGGAGCAACTCTTTTTATCTTGCTTACAGGCACAACTTCTCATTAGTAGAGTTAATGCTAGTAACTTCGTCACTGACCATGAAAAAATTGGTCTCATATTAGAAATTGAACAAGTCACAAAGAAAGGTTGTTTCATAGACGCAAAAGCCGACTGAAGGAACGGGACTAACCATCTCATTTCTTTAGGAGAAAACCAATGTCGAAAGTAGTTTATCGTGGTGCTGAATACGATACCGAAAAGCGTATCGCATATCAACAACAGATGATGCAACAACCCCAACAATACAACGAAACCTATCGTGGTGTTAAGTATGTAAAGGAGGGGCACAAATGAAGAAACTAAACTTCTTGCAAATCATTAAAGAGCAAAAACAAAAAGAAGAGCGTCGTCATCAAGCCCAACTAGCACAATTAGTAGGAGCAAGGTAATGGTACAGTTCATGGTATCAACTACTGCTGCGATTGCTTTAACAACCGTATTTTTATCAATGTATGTTCAGTGGTTGGACAAATAATGGACAACTACAAATATCATTATGATGATATGGATAAGGACAATAGACCTCCTGCTTGCTATCAACTAACATACAGGGGTTGTAATTATTGGTCCTGTTATACTATTCATCTAGATGAGTGGTTTGAAAAAATGTTTAAGTTTGAGGGAGATTGACTCTCCCTCTTTTTTTATGTCTATAAGTTTCTCTAATAGGCATAAATTTTTGTATCCTAAGTAACATATCTAATATACATATGGTAGAATAATGAGGTCATACAAATGAGCGAAAATTATTTGTTATGATTATCCTTGTGCGTGGAGGACATTATGCACAACCTTGTCTCTTACAATCAACTTGCAGAATGGCGACACTTTGAGCAAACAGTTGACCGTTGTAATGATGAAATGGAGTTAGTCAATGATTATTTTAACTGTCTAATAGAATGTGATGATGACCAACAAACTTGTAAACGGGTATGTAGAAATATGCTGAGTGAGTAATAAGATGGGGAGGTCTTGACGACCTCCCTTTTTTTGTGTAAAATGAGTTGAGAGAACCCTATCTTATGGACAAAGAAAAACTTAAACTCATCGTCCGTAATCTTGAATTACTTGTAGATTCTCTCAAAGCTGAAGTATACTCTGATACTCAGAGTTATCTCAACTATGAGGAAGTAAAAGTAGGTCTACAAGACTACGATGAAATTTTTGACGATGATGATGGATATGCAGATTAATGACTAGTAGATCTAAAAAACTTGTAAAGTTGCTTGAGCGTCTCATCAAGCAAGACCATCTCTATACCGATGAAAAGATTCGTGAGATGAAAGTGCAACTTCGTGAGTTGAAAGAACAACTCGCAGACTTAGAAAAGAAAACATCAAAAGGATTTGGTAAATGACTGTAAAACTGGTTAGTGTAACTCCAGACGCCGAAAAGACAATGGCGTATGTAGCAAGAGTCAGTAATCCTGCAAATCAAGACAACGAAAACTATTCCAAGTTGCTTGCTTATTGCATCAAGCACAACCATTGGTCTGTGTTTGAGCAGAGTTTTATGACTCTTGAGATTGAAACCAATCGTGGTATCGCAGCTCAAATTTTGCGTCACCGTAGTTTCACATATCAAGAGTTCTCACAACGCTATGCTGATACTTCACTGATTTCAGAGTATATTCCCGTTCCCGATCTTCGTCGTCAGGATACCAAGAATCGTCAAAACTCTATTGATGATATTGGCGAATATGAAAAACTGACGCTACAAAGTAAGATTCAAGACCATTTTGCGGAGGGTATGCGCCTCTACAAGGAACTTCTTGCTCACGGAGTAGCAAAAGAGTCTGCTCGCTTTGTGCTTCCTCTGGCGACTCCTACTCGTCTTTATATGGCGGGTAGTTGCAGGTCTTGGATCACATATATTGCACTCCGAGAAAAAAATGGAACGCAAAAAGAGCATATGGATATTGCTAAAGAATGTAAAAAAATCTTTGCCGAGCAATTTCCTATCTGTACAGAAGCACTTGGGGGAGTAGAAAATCAATGGGTTCTGTAATGTATCCATATTATAAATATAAGTAGTTGGATACATTACTACTATGGGAAGAAAATCATCTATTAGTGTTGGAGATGTCATAGGCAACTTTACCGTATTGGATGTAATACCAGCAAAAGGTCCAGGTCATCATGTTAAAGGGAAAGTAAAATGTTCTATATGTGGTGGGACTAAAGAAATGTATAGTTTTAACATAAGAAGAAGATATTCTTGTGGATGTTCTCAAAGAGATGTATCTACTTGGAAATCAAAAGGGGCAAAAAATATGCCTTGGAAATTATCTTATGGTGAAGCCGCAAAAAACGACCTATACTCCACATATAGAACTTCTGCTAATAGAAGAGGATTAAACTTTGACATTGATGTAAATTTTTTTACAGAAAATGTAGTAAAATCTTGTTCTTATTGTGGTGATTCATTATCTTCCGTAAAAAAATCGCAATCAAAAACTGGCGGTGATTTTTTATATACTGGAATTGATAGGATTGATAGTACTAAAGGTTATACAGAAGATAATTGTACCCCTTGCTGTAAAATTTGTAATGTGATGAAGTGGGATTTATCTTTGGAAGATTTTACCAATCATATTATGAAAATATCTTCTCATTTAAACAATAAATAAGTTCATATCATTAGGAGGTGAAAATTTTGGCAACATATCCTGTAGTCCACAAAGAAACTGGTGAACAAAAAGAAGTGACGATGAGCGTCAACGAATGGGACCAGTGGAAAGTGGAAAATCCAGAATGGATTCGAGACTGGTCTGATCCTTCTACCTGCCCACAACCTGGTGAAGTGGGTGAGTGGAAGGACAAACTCAGGAAGAAGAATCCTGGATGGAACGATGTGCTGCACCGTGCAGCGAAAATGCCTGGTTCTAAAGTAAACAAAATCTAATGGCAAGAAGAAAAAGATCGTCTGCAGAGCAACCTATCGGGGTTGGTCTCACTGCAAAGCAGATGAAGAGGAAGAAACCTCTAAGTTCCGATTACCTTATTGATATTGATCCCCTTACGGATAATCAAAAAAGATTATTTAATTCCTATCAAGAAGGTAAACATTTAGTAGCATATGGTTGTGCTGGTACTGGTAAAACCTTTATCACACTTTATAATGCTCTTCAAGATGTATTGAATGAACATACACCTTATGAACGCATTTACCTTGTTCGTTCTCTAGTTGCTACCAGAGAGATTGGGTTCCTTCCTGGTTCTCATGAAGATAAGGCGGATATTTACCAAATTCCTTATAAGAATATGGTGAAATATATGTTCCAGATGCCTAGTGATGCTGATTTCGAGATGCTCTATGGTAATCTCAAGTCACAAGAAACAATCAAGTTTTGGAGTACTTCGTTCCTTCGTGGAACTACACTTGATAACTCTATTATTATTGTTGATGAATATCAGAACCTAAACTTCCATGAATTAGACTCTATTATCACTCGTGTTGGTGAAAATACTAGAATTTGTTTCTGTGGTGATGCGGTTCAGTCTGATTTGCAGAAGTCAAATGAGCGTAATGGTATTCATGATTTTATGAGTGTATTGCGTAAAATGCCTTCTTTTGATATAATTGAATTTGGGGTTGATGATATTGTCCGCTCTGGACTTGTTAAAGAATACATTCTCGCAAAAATGGAAGCAGGTTTTTAATGTTCAGTCATGTTGATATTGATCTCCCTCAACTTGAGAGGGAGACTATTGATGGTGTAAGGTATTACAGAGTTCCTACAGAAGAAGAACTTCTTAGACTGGTCTCCATCACTTCGGTGACCAGTCATTTTAATAGGGAGATTTTCGTCAACTGGAGAAAGAAAGTCGGTGATGAAGAAGCAGATCGTATCACGAAGGCAGCAACAAGTCGTGGTACAGACATGCATACTCTGGTAGAACATCATCTGAAGAATGAAGAACTACCAAAAGTACAACCAATTTCTGATTTCCTCTTTAAAATTTCAAAATCAGACTTAAATCGTATAAATAATATTTACGCCCTTGAAGGGTCCCTATATAGTAAGCAACTAGGTATTGCTGGGACAGTTGACTGCATCGCTGAATATGACGGTGAGTTAGCTATAATCGACTTTAAGACTTCTAAAAAACCAAAACCACGAGAGTGGATCGAACACTATTTTGTTCAATGTATGGCTTACGGATGTATGCTGTACGAACTGACTGGTATTTCAGTTAAAAAACTTGTAATCATCATGGCTTGTGAAAATGGAGAATGCGTCGTCTATGAAGAACGAGACAAATCAAAGTACATCAAACTTCTCAGCGAATACATTAGAAAGTTTGTTAGAGATAAACTGGAACTCTATGGAAAATAACAAAGAACTAGAACAAGCAATAGAAAGTAAGTTTCTGACTCCTTCTAAATTCGCTCTTGAAATTGAGAAGATTGTGATTGAAGAAAACTTCAACTACATTGATGCTATCTGTCACTATTGTGAAATTAACAGTCTTGAGGTAGAATCAGTCACGAAGCTTATCTCAAAACCATTAAAAGAGAGATTGAAGTGGGATGCTATCCGTCTCAACTTTATGAAGAAGACTTCGAAGGCAAAACTTCCTCTGTAAACTAAATACATAAAAGACAACTTCAAATGAAAACGTTTAATCAGTTTATATCTGTAATAAACGAAATGAAAGCTGGATATATCACTGGTGACGAAACTCACGGAGGATATGATCCAAGTCATGGTGGTAAAAATTATCATGATCATTTGGAGTTTGATGATAAAAAGACTAGAGATGCTGCTATAGCATGGATGAAAAAACAGGGTTGGGAGATTGGTTCCACCTCTGGAGGAAAGCACTCTAAAGGATCAAGGCACTATTCTGATAGAGCATTTGATATCCCAATGTATAGACCTTCTGGTGGGGTACAAAAAGGTTTCTCTGATGATAAGATTGGAGAAAGAGCAATGAGTTCCTCAATTCGCAATGATTTAGCAAGAGCTGGATTTAGCATTTCTTCTGTATATGGCGGTGGTTATACCCCACCAAAAGTTCTTTCAAAACTAAAGGGAGTTGAGGGAACTGGTGTTGGTAAAGACTTTGTTGCTAGACAATGGAGTGATACTGAAAAATCAAGATATACTGCTTGGGGAGGAAAGTAATTTTTGAAGTTTATTATGTCACCATTTGAAACTTATCAAACTTATCTTTCGATGAAAAGTCATTTTACGAACAGTAAATATGACTTTTTTAAGTATGGAGGAAAGTCACGGGCAACTGTGACTTCTTTCAATAAACGTAAAGACAAATACTGGTTTGAGAAGACCAGCCGTAAATATTCTGATGAGGAAGTCAAAGACTTTCTACTTGCAAATTTTGTATCCGCAGACAACCCACAAAACTTATGGATTGGAGAAATTATCAATTCTGGCGAAAGAACATACGCAGAGTGGATGAGGCGTCAACAGAGTTTGACCTACTTATTCAAAGAGCAAAGCAACGAATTGTTATCGGAGAACGAGTTAGAGAGTTTGTTCAACTGTACCAAAGGTCACCCTCCGATACTCAAAAAGTTTCTAAGCGGGCAACTATCGCTAGAAACTTTCACAATCTACGAAAAAATATTCCATTTCTCAAACGATTTTGATAAGAAACTTCTGGACCCTGTGTGGGAAACCGTAAGTTTGAAATTGAAAAAATATTCCCCATTCCTAAATATTGATGTGTTCAACTACCGAAAGATTTTGCGGTCCATTATCAATGAGTGAATTTTTTAAATCCGATATTATTCAAGAAGAACTTGAAGAAATTAATAATCTTCAAGAACAAATCTATGGAAGTATCCTTACCTTTGGTGTAATGGATAATGAAACCAAGAAAGAACACGTTGAAAAGTTACAGACCTTGCTAGAAAAGCAAAGGATCATGTATACTAGATTGTCTCTTTCAGATGACCCACAGGCGGTTGAGATGAAAGAGAATCTTCGCAAATCGGTAGCACTGATGGGATTCCCACCAGAGACCGATATGCAAGTTTTATTCGACAGTATGAATCAGACAATCGAATCCCTCAAGCAATATCTTGACGACTGAGGGCATCCCTGTTATACTATCCGAGTAATCCCCCGAATCCAATTAATCCGAGGTAATCCAAATGTCTTTCGCAGACCTTAAGAAGCAATCTAAGCTTGGCTCCCTGACCGCAAAACTGGTCAAGGAAGTCGAAAAAATGAATAACAATGGCGGTTCCAGTGGCGATGAGCGCCTGTGGAAACTAGAATGTGATAAGAGCGGCAATGGTTATGCCGTCATCCGTTTCCTGCCTGCTCCGAACGGTGAGGACCTTCCGTTCGTGAAACTCTACAGTCACGCATTCCAAGGTCCTGGTGGTTGGTATATTGAGAACTCTCTGACCACTCTGGGTCAGAAGGATCCTGTGTCTGAGCACAACACGATGCTGTGGAACAACGGCACTGATGTGGGTAAAGAACAGGCACGTAAACAGAAGCGTAAACTGACTTACATTGCTAACATCTATGTGGTCAAGGATCCCGCTAACCCCTCTAACGAAGGTAAAGTCTTCCTGTATAAGTTCGGTAAGAAGATCTTCGACAAACTCACTGCTGCGATGCAACCTGAGTTTGAGGATGAGGAAGCAATTGATCCGTTCGATTTCTGGCAGGGTGCTAACTTCAAACTGAAGGCAAAGAACGTTGCTGGTTATCGTAACTACGACTCCAGTGAGTTTGCTCGTCCCGATGCTCTTCTGGAAGATGACGATGCGATGGAAGCAATCTGGAAGAAGCAGTATTCTCTCGCTGAACTTGTTGCTGCTGATCAGTTCAAGTCTTATGATGATCTGAAGAAGCGCCTTGACTATGTTCTTGGTAACAAGGGCACTCCTCGCTATCAAGATCCTGATGAGGGTGAAGAAGAAGAATACACTCGTGGTTCTTCCCGTGAACTCACGGAAGATCTTCGTGGAGAACTGAATTCTCTTCAACCTACTCGCACTGTATCTTCTGCTGACGAAGATGAGGATGATGATACTCTTTCTTACTTTGCACGACTTGCTGAAGAGTGAAGTATAATCAAATCTGCCTAATACTTTTAGTTGTAGCAGCATACATTAATTTACTGTTCAAGTGAAAACAGATTATTACATTGACCGTGTAAGTAAATCCGAAGCCGCAGAGTTACTTCTGCGGTTTCATTATCTTAAGGACTTTTCTAAAGGATTTAAGAGCGGATATAACTACGGTTTATATGAGAGCAATGATTTTAGCCCACTGAATATTGGTGGTATTAAAGGAGTCTGTATCTTTACAGGTCTCCCTGTCCCAGAAGTAGCACAAGGAGCATTTGGACTAGCACGAAATGAGCAAGAAGGACTCTTTGAACTTTCACGCCTTTGCGTACACCCTGAAACCCAACGAGCAGAATATATAAGAATTTAGAGTTACTGTGGTGAAGTGTTTCTAGTATTTTCAGTAGCAGCAAGTTGCTTATTGATATATTGAGAAGACTTTTCATACTTCATAATTCTTCTCATATCACTAAGATAGAGTTGTAGGTAGTCTGGTTTTAATAGATAGACCTGTCTCTTTTGCTCATTTAGTCTTACTTCATACTCATAGTTAGTAACACCACCAACAGGATTTAAATTTGCTGTTGGTATATTTGGATTTGGAATTGAGAAATTTGAATCTACAACTTTACCTTTAGGAAGAATAAGCCTTCCAGAAGAATCTTTCACTTCAGTTGTTTCATAGAATCTAATTGTATTCAGATTACTACCATACTTATTTTCTGCATACTTATAAAGTTCGTAATCTGAAAGTGGCCACTGGTCTCTAACATTTACAATACCAGCGGTTAAAAGAACAACCCAATCATAAGATACGTCACCATAAAGTCTATTGGCGACAGTTTCTGGTCTTTCTCCTTGTTGGATTTGGTATTTGTTGAATAGAGTAAAAACATTCTGTAAGTCATCACGAAGTTTGACTCTTCTAAAAAGATTCTTTACTCTTACATATTCGGTAGATGAAGTTCTATCTTTAAATGGGGACTGATAGAATAAGTCTGGTAGTTCTCTAAAGTAACTCATTTTAGTAACCTACAGCATGACCTTGGTTCACTGGATCTTCACCTGGAGCATATGGACCACTATATTGCTCCTCGTTATAATCTTCAAAGTATATTGGATTAAGTTCTTTAAATGATAAAGACATTGTTATATGAGTTGGTGTTCCATCCCAGAAGGTTGAATAAGTTCCAGAACCTGTGTAGTTCACTTGTAGATCTACCAGAGCCATTGGTTTAAACTTATTCAATATTGGGTGGTTTTTACCACCTTTCATATAAGTCAGTTGGAAAAGATCTGGAGCGGAAATGAAGACACCTTGAATCTTAGAGTTTCCACTTGCGTTTTTCTTAGCACTCATTCTTGCTTTCAGGGTACGAATAATAAGAATGACTTGTTCCGCTTCTTTCTTATTTCTTGGAAAGAATTCAAAGCTAAACTGGAAATTTCTAAGACCAACACCATCAAATAATAGTTCCAGGTTTGGATTAAATACTTGACCAGTTGCTCTTGAAATTAATTCATTAGCACTTACGTTACCACCTAAGACACCAATTGCGGTAGAGGAAACAACATTCTGTATGGCTTTCAATGCTTGTGAATCAGCTCCAATTCCACTTACTCCATCCGTCAACGCCTTTAGGGCAGCATTTAATGCTGCTGTTGGATTATCTTGAAATTGATTACCAAAACCAATACCAAAGGCTTCTGCTGGATTTAATTTTCCCTCTCCCCAACTAATTTGTGTGGTATCACCTATTTGTTCTGGTATTGGTAGATAAATTGTATGAAGTATTCCTTTCGTTCTTTTAGTTTCTTCTACTTTTGAAGATATCGTAGGTAATTGAAAGTTTGCCTTCTCTTTTATTTTTACAGTTGGATTTTCTACATTCTGATCTGTTGGAACATCAAAAAGAGAATCTAAGTTAATTGCTGGAGACTCATATTTGATTATCTCAATTCTCAAATAATCAGAGTCGTTATCGATTCTAGCATATGGATACCTTAAAACCTTGTCCTTTTGAGCAGTTGCTTTCTCTCCAGGTTTAGGTGAATTTGGTTGATTTCCTTGATATGGAATTACATCTAAGGGTATCGCCATTTATGTTTTTTAAGTATTTAGTCGAAAATTAGCAAAAGGTATCATCTGCAAATCTTTCACTTCCGATGGATAGACTTCATACAACCCACCAGCAACTTCATTCCAAGTATATTGTCTGGTCTCACCCCAATGGAAGTTCAGACCACGAAAACCCCACTGGAATACATCAGTAACAGCAACAAAAGGGTTTTGATCATAGTTCAGTGATGCTGTCTTGGCGCTGTAAACAAAGATATAAATCTTACCTGCTTCAGGTATCTTAGGTCCTTCATTTAGAACTGCTAAGAGTTCTACCATAATATCATCAGGGTCTTTGATACCAATAATACTATCACTTATCCCACGGACTCGGTTTACATTTGTATCCGTATCTGTGGGTCTTTTTGTTGTTTGTTGCTTGACTGTCTTTCTAGGCATTACTTGATACCTAATTCTTTCTCAGTAAAGACTCTGAACTCATAACCCCTATCAAGACACCATTCTTTTGCTGCTTCCCACTTTGCCTGGTTTTTAGCATACTCGTATGCCTCACGCAAGTAACCTTGAGTTTGTCTCTTTGGTTTTGGTGGAGGTGCAGTTTGACGTAGAGGTTTAATCTCAATAATATACTTTTTAATGTTTCCAGTTGATTCTTTTACTTTAATGTAAAAGTCTGGAAAATATCTATGTGGTTTATTGTCTACTGGAGACTTATACCACACATACATTTCTTCACTACCCCATTCTAATATATTTGGGTTATTATCACAGTAACGACAAAACTTTCTTTCCCATAATGATCTATAGATTATATTTGATGGGTCACCTTTGTATTTTTTTGGGTTAGAAGGTTGATACTTTCCCTTATATGCCATCTAAATAACTAATAATGTAAGACTCGTATAAGGTATTTAGAGTGGCAGCACCTAGACCAAGAAGGATATCGGATTTTAAACCAGCACTAACAAATCTAGCGCAAACTTCACATTATCAGGTTGTTTTTGGTGGTCTACCATTACCTTTAAGACAACATTTGAATGTCCGTGGAGTTGGTTATAGGTTTATTACTGAGACATCAGGACTTCTGTGCTATTCTGCTTCGTTACCTGGAAGTGCTCTTGCTACTGCGAATATTAAGGGAAACTTTATGGGAGTCGTTGAAAATATGGCTCACACAAGATTGTTTACTGAGATAGGTCTTGAGTTTTATGTTGATAATGAGTATAAAACTCTGAAGTTCTTAGAACATTGGATGGACTTCATTTCTAATGGATCCGCACATAGAAAAGCATCTGATGATTATTATTTTAGGATGGAATATCCAGAAGATTATAAATCAAACCAAACAAAAATTATTAAGTTTGATAGAGATTATAAAGAAGATATAGAATATACTTTCTGGGGTCTTTTTCCAAGAGATCTTTCATCAACAGTAGTGAAATATGATGCATCGGAGATATTAAAAGCATCAGTACGCTTTAGTTACGACAGATATATTTGTGGTAGAAGTGATAGTTACTCTATTCACAGAGGAACTGATGATAATAAGAAAAATGATAATTCAAATCAATCAACTGGTAATGAAGGACAGAGATATGTTCCAGTTTCTGCTGGTGCTGCTCAGGCTGGTGGAGTTAGATTTATTCCTGAAGGTATGACTTATGCTGAAGCACTTAACAAGGGACAAGTCTACAATAGCCCCTATGGACCTAGATAAATATTTTTAACTGAACTTTTTGGGTTGTTATGCCTTTACCAAAAATATCTACACCAACCTATGAGTTGGAACTTCCTTCTAATGGAAAGAAAATTAGATATCGCCCTTTTCTTGTAAGAGAAGAAAAGATTCTTATCATCGCAATGGAAAGCGAAGATGATAAGCAAATCACAAATGCTGTTAAGGAAGTTATTTCTAACTGTATCCTAAGCAGAGGAATTAAAATCGAACAACTGTCTACATTTGATATTGAATATATCTTTTTGAACATCAGAGGTAAATCTGTTGGCGAAGAAGTGGAAGTTATTGTAACATGTCCAGATGATGGAACTACCCAAGTTCCCGTAACAATCAACTTAGATGATATCAAAGTTGAGACTGGAAAGAACCATAATAGAGATATCAAACTTGATAATGATCTTATTCTGAGGATGAAGTATCCATCTATGGAAGAATTTGTGAAAAATAATTTCAGCACCGAAGAGCTAAACTTAGATAATACTTTTGATCTAATCTCTTCCTGCATTGAGCAAGTCTATTCTGAGGAAGAGTCTTGGTCAGCATCGGACTGTTCTAAGAAAGAACTTAGAGAATTTCTTGAGCAGTTGAGTTCAAAACAATTCAAAGAGATTGAAACATTCTTTGAGACAATGCCAAAATTGTCTCATACTGTTACGGTGATGAATCCAAATACAAAGGTTGAAAATGAAATTGTTCTGGAGGGATTAAATGCTTTTTTCGGGTAAGTATGGCTCATGAAGATCTTGAGTCATACTACAAGATAAATTTTGCCTTGATGCAGCATCATAAATACTCATTGACTGAACTAGAGAATATGATACCTTGGGAAAGAGAAGTTTATCTCACTTTCCTAAAACAATATATTGAGGAAGAAAATTTAAAACAACAGCAATCTGAACTAAATGGCTGAGTTTTCATCGCCAATCACAACTGGTTTAAGAGTAAGAAGAACTAGAGTATCCTCTTTTTCGTTTCTGAATCGTCCCCAAGACCAACAGCCAAGGGAAGATTATGGAACTACGCTTGCGCTGCAGCAGAATAGACTTGCTTTTGATAATATTAATTCTTCCCTTATAAATCTTAGTAATCAAGTTAGTGCTCTAAGTGCTTCTCTGAATGGTATTGCTGAAAGAGTAAGAGAAGATTCTGCATTAGATCAGGCAAGAGAATCTCAGAAGATAAGACAGGAAGAAATCTTAGCAGAGCAGAAAATCAGAGAAGGTAAAGAAAGCGTCGTTGAACGCAAAATGCAGTCTGCTCTTTTGACTCCGATTAAAAAAGTTGGCGATAAAGCAAGATTTACTCTAGGTAGATTATCAAGCTTCTTTATGATTCTCCTAGGTGGTTTCCTAGGAAATATGGCGCTATCAACTATTAGTGCCTTGATATCTGGTGATAAAGAAAGACTAGAAGAACTTAAGCAAAAGTTCTTGAAGAATATTGGTGTTGTAACTGGTATTTTCTTATTGTTTAGTGGTGGATTTAGAACTATACTTGGTTATCTTACCAGACTTACTTCTAAGTTGGGTAGTTCTATTTTTAGAAACTTATTAATTAGACCTGTTGCTGCACTACTCAATTTAGTTAAAACTGCTGCTGCAGGTATAGCGGCAGGAATAGGTTTAAAACCAAAAACAAAACCAACTCCAACAAAACCAAAACCATCAGCACCACCAGCAAAAACTTCACCTGGAGGTAAAGCAGGATCTAGTGGAGCTCCACCTGCTTCATCTGGTTCTAAAGGAAGTCCTTTTGGTTCATCAGTACTTAAAGGTGGTTTATTCGCTGCAGGTGCGTCTGCAATATACGATACGCTTTTTGGATCATCTGTTGGTGAAATGATCGCTGGTTCTGGTACAGGTTTTGCTGCTGGCGGTGCTCTATCAGCATTAAACTATGTTCTAGGTCCAAAATTCACAATACCGTTAACAATAGCTGGAACATTTGCTATTCCAGCATTGATTGGTCTTGGTAAGGAATTTTATAAGGGAAGCGATATTGGTAAAGATAATCCATTCTTGAATACAGAGATTAATTTACTAGATGCGTTTACTGGACAAGGACCATTATTTAAAACACCATCTCCAGAAATAAATGCACCACCAAAAAAATCTAATGATAATCTCCAGTCATTAAAAAGTTCAGACTCTGGAGGTAATGTAACAGTAATTAATAATGAATCTACTGCTAGTGCAAGAAATGTACCAACACAAGATCTAGGTTCTGCTAACTATCTGCCTAGCATTGCTACTTCAGATCCAGATAATTTTCACAAGTATACTTCGTATCGTTACTTTAATACTGGATGGGCATAAGTTAAATGGCGTATCGTTCTTCCATAAATGTAACTAGCATTAATAAGTCTTTATCTGGACTTAACAAAAGTCTTCTTAGGACAAGAGAATCTGCTGCAACTGTTAGAACAACAATTATACAGTCTACAACAAATAAGAGAAAATCTTTTTCAGCGAGTATAAAAGCATTTAATCAGAGAAGAGAAGCGACAAGAAGAAAAGAAAGAGAGGATATTGTAGAGGCATCATCAATTCAGGGTGCAATATCAAGATCTACTAGTGCTGTAGCAAATAGCACAAGAGGTTTCTTGGGTAGAATACTTGATTTTCTTGGAACATTACTAGTTGGATGGGCTTTGACCAATCTCCCAAATATCATTAAAATGGCTCAAGCTCTCATTGAGAGGATGAAGACATATTTCCAATATCTCAATAATTTTAGAGAGGGTCTTCAAAACTTTTTGATAGGATTTGGTGATATGGTTGGTGAAATTTCTTCTGGTCTTGTTAGATTTGATTTTAATGCTGTAAGAGTAGCAGTAGACAAAGGAATGAATCAAATGAAGGATTCCTTCGTCCAAATGGATAATTCAATAAATTCTGTAATACTTTTACTTAAGCAGGATGTTAAGAAATTACTTGGAATTGAGGATTATGAATTTGATAGAGGTAGTGATGATGGTGGAGGTGGTGGAGTAGATCCTGGAGGAGGTTCAGCACAACTTCCAGATCCAAAGTCTGCTGAAATGTATCGTATCGCTGCGGCACTCACCACAGAAGGTAGTAGTGACCAGGGATACGCCGACATGCTGCAGGTGGTTGCTAATAGAGTTGCACACCCTGGATATGGTACTAACTATACTGATGTTCTTGGTGCTCCCGGACAGTTTCAAGGTGTGTACACTAGAGGTAGTGGAGCATTTAAATCAATACGTACTTTAGGGCAAGCATCTGCATGGTCTGGTCAAAGTCAGGCAACTCTATTAAAAGTTATTAGTCTTCTATCCGATCCAAAAAGACAAGCAAGTGCAGCAAAATTTGTTGGCGGTGCTCTAGAGTTTAGAGGTAGTCCAGCAACAGTTAGGGCAGTTAATAGTGATAGCGATCCACGAAATAATATTCGGGCAGATGCTAATGGAATAATTCCTGGTTCCGTCTGGCGTGGTACAAACCAAGATAACCAGTTCCTTGTGGATCCATCCAAAGATCCGATGCTTAGTGGTCCAGCATCACTTAACCTACCAAAACCACAACCACAAGCACCACCACCAAAAAGCCCCCCAAAACGAAATACTGCTATGCCTGATGCGAGTAAAGAGGGTGCTCCCGGAATTCCTGGAGATCCTAAGTCTCCAAAAATTGGTGAATGGGTAGGTTCATCTAAAAAAGACTATTCATCTCAACTTGCTATGGCTTTGCAAAATGCAAAACCACAACCAAGAACAAATACTTTAATTTTAAATAATACTGTAAAGCAAACAGAATATGTTGGTGGAGAAACAAATAGTGGTTCTGTTATTATAGTTGCTGGGGTAAATAGTAATAATATAAAAAATAAGTTCCTTTCTAGTGTAGTATAAATGGCAGCAAGAGACGCATCAATATTCGAACAAATTACCATAGAGTCTGGTGATGGTACAAGAACCATTGATATGAGACTCGGTGTAGTTGCTATCAAATATTATGAAGATGTTTTTTCACCAACTATCACAGCAGAGATTACCGTATCTAATACGGGAGGAACAATTCCTGGAAAAGATGGTTCATTGCAGTCAATCTACAGTGGTCTTCCGTTAAGAGGTGGCGAAAGAGTATTCATAAAAATTGCTGGTAACAGTGATAAAAATAAATCTGGTATTGATCTTGTTGATGAACCATTGTACGTCTCTAAAATTACAAATGTTATCAGAGAAGGTCAAAGAGAAACATTTACATTAAAGTTAGTATCAAGAGAAGCAATTACTAATGAAACTTCAAGACTATACAAAAAATTTCCAAGAGCTCAAATAACTGATCATATAGAAAACATTATAAAGGAAGGTTTACAATCTCAAAAAACATTGAAATCTGATGTCGTTAGTAATCAATATAGTTTTATTGGAAACTTGAGAAGACCTTTCGATGTTCTGACTTGGTTAGCATCAAAGTCTATTCCAGATACCAATGTTCCTGGATACTTTTTCTATGAAACTATAGATGGATACAACTTCAGATCTATCGACAAACTTATTATTGATGGAAAAGCAAGTCCAAAAGCAGAATATTATCATCAAGAGGACCAAGATATTGAGAAGTCAACTGATCAAAGGATATTGAGTTATTCTGTTAATAGAAATAATGACTTATTAGAAAAACTTAGACTAGGAACGTATGCATCATTCTTTACTGAATATGATCCATATCAAAGTAAGTTTAGTCTTCAGCAAGAAGGAAAGAGAACAATAACTGATTTTGCTAAGAACGCAACATTCCTTGGTGACGATCCAGATATTCCTAAAATTTTTGGTTCTGGTAACTTCTCTTTTGACACTGTTCCAAGTAGAATTATCTCATCAGTTCTCGATGTTGGTGTGTTGGAGAAAGATGTGAGCAAACAACCTGGTAATGATGCTAAGTTATATCAAAGAGACGCTTTCTTTAGATACAATTATTTGTTCATGCAAACACTCAATATGACTGTTCCATTAAATAATAATTTAAGATCTGGTGATGTTATACGATGCAATTTCCTTAAAATTTCAGCAAACAGTAATGATTTTGACCCTGAGAATAGTGGTCTATATATGATAAAAGAACTCTGTCATTATTTTGATGGTACACAATCTCTAACATCAATGAAGCTACTTAGAGATACATTCAGGGATATTTAAAAGTAACAAATGGAAGATCTTTCACTTAAAACTAATTTTGTAGGCAGAGATGGATTTGTTTGGTGGATAGGGCAGATTCCACCTATTGAATCATGGGACCAACAAGCAACTGGTCCAGGTTGGGGCATTAGATATAAAGTCCGCATTATGGGATATCATCCTTATAGTGAAGCGGAACTAAGTAATGAGGACTTACCATGGGCACATGTGATGCTACCACCAGGTCATGGAACTGGTTCGGCAAATACATTCAAGAGTATTCGTTTTAACCCTGGTGATACTGTAATTGGTTTCTTTCTAGATGGAGCAGATGGTCAGCATCCAGTTATTATGGGTGCATTCGCCAATTCAATCGACGCTGTAAAGGATGGTGAGAAACTACCATTCGCACCATTCTCCGGATACAATAAGTATATCAAAGAACCAGCGAAAGGCTCACTATCAAAGAGTGAGTCTGGAGATCAGAATGCTGCAACTGCAAAACAACCAATAGGTGTTAGTCCTTCTGATGCTAAAAAGGTAGATCCAAGCAATCCAGCAGCAAAGAGAACTTCTGATGGAAAGGTGATACGATTACCTTGTGGTACAGAAGGTGAAGATACTAAAGGTAATAAAGGAACAATTACCAAGATCAAAAATGCTATTGAAGGATTTGTTAAGTTTCTCCAAGACTTAAAGGCACAGTTTGATGAGGGACTTGAGTATTATAGAGACTGGGTAGATAGAGAGATTGATATTAGGGCAGAACAAATAACTACCGCTGCAACCAAAATGATCAGTGGTATGATTAATAAGTTATTTAAGAAACTTGAACCAATTCTAAGCAAGGGTCTTGATCTTCTCTATGCTTCTGTATATGCTACAGTCTTCGCTGCAACTTTAAATCCAGTAGCAGCACACCTTGCTGGAGTAGCGGCACAAACTGCTATGCTTCAACCAGTAAAAATACTTCAAGATCTTATCCCTTGTATTGTTAATCAAATCTTAGACAAAGTATTTAATCTTGTAAAAGATCTTTTAAAGTCTATTGCTAATAATGTCCTAAACTTTGTCGATTGTGTTGCTGATCAAACTGTCGGTGCAATGATCAATGGTATTATTGGTCTTATTGATAATGCATTGCTACCAGCAATTAATGGAATATCTAAGATTCTTCAATTCTTCGAAGACTTTAGTGTTGAGGGTCTACTACGGAATGGTATTGATGCACTTCTTGGACTTGTTGGTCTTAAGTCTTGTAATAAAAAGAATCAGAAAGACAAGTATGGCGCTTGCAAATATAAACTAGGATATGGACCAGTATTTCAAGATGAGCCAGATCTCAAAGGAATTATTGATAATGCTAATACTGCTAAGTCAATATCAACAGCAGCAAAGCTTGCTGGTTTCCCATTAGACGGAGTTCAAGATATTGCTGGAGCATATGACTTCATATCTGGAACAGTTAAAGATCCAAACTTTATTGGTGATCTTGGTTCTTGTTATACTGGACCACCAATTGTTTGTGGACCACCAAAGATCAATATTTTTGGTGGGGGTGGTACAGGAGCAAGTGCTGTTCCTATTCTTGGTGGTATTATCGGTGAAGATAAGTATAAAACAGGAAGTATTATAAGTGTTAAGGTAACCAATCCAGGAAGTGGATATACCTTCCCACCATTTGTAGAAGTTGTAGATAGTTGTAACCAAGGATATGGTGCTATTGCTAGAGCTATTGTTAAGAATGGTCAGGTAGATACCATTTATGTTGTGTCTGAGGGTGAGAACTATCCAGCAGATAAAGAGATTCCATATGTTGTTGATAGCGTAACAGTTATTGATCCAGGGCAAGACTTTGAAGATGGAGATACTGTAGTTGATGACCAAGGAAATGAGTATGATGTTCTTATCCAGTCTGGTGCTATCATCAAGGTGACCCCAATAAATAGTAGAGATGTAACTAATATTCCTGTACTTGAGGTCATTTCAAAGAATGGTTCTGGAGCAATCCTTGCTGCTAACCTAGGAGAAAGACCACCATTTGATGGAGAAGTTAAGCAAGTAATTGATTGTATTACCTAAATGGCAAAGCGCCCAGAAGATAAACAAAACTGGTATTTGAGAGAGTGTATCTCTTATAACCCAAAAGTAAGGGAAGAAATATGTAATCCTTCCTTTGGATATTTGGGAGCTTCCAATTATTTTTTATATACAGTATCCGATAAGAATTTAAAAACTTCTATCGACATTACGGATGCTGGAAAATTTATTCTAAACTCCGACGAATCCATTGAAATGGTTGCTGGAGAGCGTTCTGGCGACAAAAGTGAGAACATTCTAATTCACGCTAGACGTGGTAATGTATCAATAACAGCAGATAGAACTGGAAATATTCGCATATCGGGTAATAATGTAGTAGTTGAGTCTAATGGTGATCTCGAATATGTGGCTGGTAATGATTTTATTGTTGATGCCGCTAACATGAGGTTTCAAGGGAACAGTATTGAATCTGATGCACTAACAGGAAGTATGGTTCCACCACAGAAACAGTTTTTATTTAAAGTCTTCGCCAACTCCTTTGTTGGTGGTGGAGTAATACTAAAAGCACTTGGATTATTCATAGGATAAGATGGCAGAAAACATCTGGGTACAAGGACAAGAGTCATATTTTAATGAAGACGCTAAGTTCTTCAAAGACGTATACATTTACGGAAAACTTTATTATGACTTTGAAGGTCTTGGAGATGATTTAACTCTTGATAATCTTACTGTTAATAACCAAGCAAATATAAATGACCTATATGTAGCAGGTCTCTCTACTTTCATAGGAGCATCTCAATTTAATAGCGTAGTTTCTTTTGGAAACACTGCTACTTTCCAAACCGATGTTAACATTCTAGGAACACTAGATGTAGATAATATTGATGTTGGAATTGCTACAGTCAGACAACGTTTTGAACTTACTAGTGATGGCGGAACTAATTACTTAGTTGGTTTTGCTACTGGATCCCGCGCTGGTAATATTGGTATTGGAAGCACGTTACCTGAACAACTACTTGATATTGGTAACTCTATTCGTATTGTTAGGAATATCTTTGACTCTGCTAACTTTCCTGGTGATAATGGATACTTCCTATCCCGCGATGCTAATGGTATTCGTTGGATTTCTGCACCACCAAATGCTAAGACTGATGGATTCTTCGCACGAAATGAAGGTATAAACGTCGGTGTTGGTTCATTTACAACTATTAACTTCATTGGTAATGGTAGTGGTGGAGACGTTGTTAATGCTACAGTAAATACTTCAGACTCCAATGTCCTTGATGTTAATATCATAGACCATTGGATAAGAAATGGTGCTGGTATTCACACAACAGTTAATGTTGGTGTTAATGTAATTTCCCCACAAACACAGCTTGATGTTAACGGAATTGCTTGGTTCAGGGATGAACTGAGAGTATCTGGGGTATCAACATTTACTCAGTTGGTTAGAATAGATGCTCCACTGAGAGTACATAATAATCTTATTGTAGGTACAGCAACAACAGCAATATACGCAAATAACTCTGGTATTGCTACATATGCAGATAGGGCAGGTTTCTCTACAGTAGCAGGAATCTCAACGTTTGCTATCCAGTCTGGTTTCTCTACAGTATCAGGCATTGCTACATACGCTATTCAGTCTGGCTTCTCTACAGTATCAGGCATCTCTACTTTTGCTATTCAAGCAGGATTTGCTACCGTATCTGGTATATCGACTTTTGCTATTCAAGCAGGTTTCGCAACAGTAGCAGGAATCTCAACGTTTGCTATTCAGGCAGGATTTGCTACTGTATCTGGTATATCGACTTTTGCTATTCAGTCTGGTTTCTCTACAGTATCAGGTATTGCTACCTTTGCTATCCAGTCTGGATTTGCTACAGTAGCAGGTTTCGCAACAAATGCCGCTAGAGCAGGCATTTCTACATTCATTCAAACTACTGAGACTCTCACAAACCAAGACTTCTTCATTCCATTTGTTGAAAACTCAACTAGTCAAACAAGTGAGACTGTAAGAGTTGATAGTGGTATTACATATAACCCATCAACCAATGCTTTGGGTATTGATGGATCTTTACAGGTTGGATCTGCTGCTACAGTTATTGCTACTAATGCATCTGGTGATATTGGTTTCAACAGCACAACTCCAACAAGAGCAGTTGACTTCCAAAAAGATGTTCGCTTCCAGCAGGCATTATATGATCTAAATGATAATGTTGGATTTAGAACTGAAAAGTATCAGGTTCCAAGAAATGTCCTAACAACTGTTGGAGTTGATACGACAGGAAACATTATTGGTGGAAGATTCTATGATGCCGCAAACCTAATACGACTAAACTTAGACTACATTGCTAATGAATCTATTGGTTTCTTAACAAGTACAGACTATAAGAGTCCAGCATTTGCCCTATCTTCGGCAGACTACACTTCCTGTAAGGATGATATTAAGGATATTCTGAAAGCTATTACCTATGATATCACAAGAGGTGGTAACTCCCGTTGTGTTGGTGCTGGTCAGTCTTATTATAATGGAGCAACTCTACAGCACATCACTGGAACTGATATAAACGGTTACAGTATCAAGGAAGCAACTATTGTTGCTATCACGACTGCTGCTCAAGTAGCAAGATATGTTATCAATAACTTACCAGCACCAAGATCTTATCAGGGTGTAGGCAATAGTGTTTCTCTCATTCGTGATCTAACATTACAAGACGACCCTGCTGTTGGTTTCAACACTGATCCAGGCGGTTGTTCTAATGTTGTTTCTGCTATTACTGTTTGTGCAGGTATTGTTACTAATATTATTCAACTTGGTGCATCTGCATTCACCACTATTGGTTTTACCACAACAGCACCAAATGGTAAGATTGTTTGGGCTCCTGCAGGTGCTGACTCTAGAAACATTATCTGGGTTTCTAAGTATGGTAACGATGATAATGATGGTAGAACAGAAGGTTCAGCAAAACTAACTATCGGTTCCGCCGCTGAAGCAGCACAACCTGGCGATACTATTATGGTTCGCTCTGGTGTTTATGCTGAGAACAATCCTATTGGTTTAAGAACTGATGTTTCGGTTATTGGTCAAGACTTAAGACTGGTTACTATTTACCCACAAAACAATGATGATGTCTTTTATGTTAGAAGAGGATGTTTGATTGATAGTTTGAGTTTTGCTTACAGTAAAGATCCTTATGATGATTCTGCACCATTGTCTATTACTGGTGCTGCTGTTGCTTTCCCACCACCAGCTGGTATTGGTAGTGCTAGATCTGGTTTCTTGGATCCTGGTCCTTGCAATGAAGGTCCAAGTGGAAGATGGAGATCTCCATATGTTCGTAACTGTACGAACTTTATGAGTAACAGTATTGGTATGAAGATAGACGGAGACCATGTTGCTGCTGCCTTTACCGGAACTAATAATCTTGGGCAAGACCTCAAGTGTATGGTTTGTGACTCATTTACTCAATATAACCAAAATGGTATTGGCGTTTCTATCACTAACAAAGCATATGCTCAGTTAGTTTCTATTTTTACTATCAACTCTAAGATTGGTATCTTTGCTGGTAGTGGTGGACAATGTGACCTAACAAACTCTAACTCCTCATTTGGTGATTATGGTTTGTATGCTGATGGAACCAGTGGTGATGAGTTTACTGGAATTACTACTGGGACAACAGTTGCTGCGGAACAAGATACTTATACCTTCTTCGATATGAGAGATGATCTATCGAATATAAGAAAACCATTTGATGGTCAGGGTGCTTTCTTCAAGATAAACCTTGACGATTATGTTAATACTGGAGGAAAGAGTGGTATTGTTATGGAACCACTTAGAACTATTAGAACAATTAATGTTACCAATGGAGGTTCTGGATATAGTGCATCAGCTCCTCCTAATGTAACTGTATCTGCACCATTTGGTCCTGAAGGAATTCTTGCCGAACTATCTGCTAATGTGAGTGCTGCCGGAACTATTAGTTCTATTGATATTATTGCTAGTGGTAGAAACTTCCTTCCCGCAGGTAGTGGATCTAATCAACAGGATATTGTTATCACCATTTCTGGTTCTGGTGGAGCAACTGCCGAAGCGATTACGGATCCAATACTTTACACTATAAACACTGCAACAGAACCAACAAATACTGGTGTTACAACTGTTACTTTCAATGAATTTGTTCCTTATTCTGTTGGTGTTGGTGTGAGTGTTTCACTGAGAAGACTAAGTAGAATCATCACCAGTTCTCACTCCTTTGAATATATCGGTGCTGGTACAGACATAAATAGAGCAAACCCCTTCCAGGGTGGTGTGCCTATTCCTGAAAATGAAATAGTTGCTATTAATGGCGGTCAAATTCCATTCACCAGCACAGATCAAAAAGGAAACTTTAGAATTGGACAAGGACTAACTATTGACCAAACTACCTCTACTATTTCTGGAAGAGACTTTAACAGAGCGATACAAGCAAACTTAACACCACTGATACTTGCTTTGGGAGGATAATAAGATAAGATGGCAATCGCACCAGTCAATAAGTTTCTTACAGTCGCTGTTCCTGTGGCTCCAGGAGAACAGAAAATATACGAGGTCCCTACAGGCACTTCTGCTATTTTACTCTATGCACAAGTATCTAATGTGGGAGTTGGAACCTATCCGACTACAACTCTGATACACAGAAGAGAAAGTAGAAGTACAGGTAATACAAGAGATATTAGAATTATAAAAAATATTGAAGTTCCACCAAACGATGCTGCTATTCTTATTGATGGTCGTTTGGTTTTAGAAAAAACTGCTACAGTTCTAGATAGACTTTATATCACTGGAACACAGACTGGTATTGTAACGATTACAAATGTAACTTATGATGAACCAACTGGTGTTTCAACTATTACAACTTTAACAGCACATAACTTTACTGTTGGTTCTGATATCACTATGTCTGGTATTGCTATGACCTGCCCATCAGGTTCTGGTATTACCACAACTATTTTCCCAAGTCCACAAAAGTCTTATGTTGTAGACAACATAACTAGTGATGTTGGAGGTTCGAAAACATTCACAACAACTGTAGGAAGCGCCAATGGAATTATCCATACATATGTAAGCGGCGGTCTTGTTGGTCCACTACAAATGGAATTTATTGGTAGTTTCCTAGAAAATAGCACCACTTAATAAGAAATGGCAGATAATACAAGAAAGCCGACACAGCGATATATAAGTGGTAGAGTAAAGATAGCAGGAACTGAAGCGTTATCTTCAGACCGTCATTTATATGTTCATCCAGGTGAGGTCGAACCCAACTTAGGTTATGTTGGAGAAAAATTAATACCACTTGCTGATAAGTATTATCAGTTGATTACCGTTAATAACGGTACAACTTATGATAGATACTGGCAGGAACAGCCTGGTTTACAACCTGGTGGAATAAGTATCTTTGACGAAGGATTTCTTGTTGGAACTGCCAATAGTATATCAAAACTAAACTTTGTAGGAACTGGTGTAACTGCCATTGCAAGTGGATCTATTTCTACAATTACAATATCTCCCAGAGTTACTGTTAGTGCAGAACCACCAAGTGGAGTAAGTCAGGGAGATCTTTGGTGGGATAGTGATGTAGGTGAACTATATCTTTACTATCAGGATGGAAATAGTGAACAGTGGGTTGAAACATCTGGTGGTAGTGAGACTGTAACTATTAGCGATACTGCTCCAAGTTCTCCAAATATTGGAGACTTATGGTGGGAAAGTGATACTGGAGATTTAAAAGTATATTATAATGATGGTTCTAGTTCTCAATGGGTATCTGCAAATAGTTCTGATACACTAGTACAAATATCAACATCATCTCCATCATCACCACAACCAGGCGATCTTTGGTGGAATAGTGAGTCTGGTAACCTTTACGTTTACTATGAAGATGCAGACACATCTCAATGGGTTACGGCAAGCAATGCTATTGAAGGACCACAAGGATCTACAGGTGCTCAAGGTACTGCTGGACCACAAGGAGCACAAGGTTATCAAGGTGCTCAAGGTGCAGTAGGAGCACAAGGATCTACAGGTGCTCAAGGTGCTACTGGTGCTCAAGGTTCAGTAGGAGCACAAGGATCTACAGGTGCTCAAGGTGCTCAAGGTACGGCAGGTACATCAGGATCTCAAGGTACTATAGGTGCTCAAGGTGCTCAAGGTGCTCAAGGTCGTCAGGGTGCTGTTGGTGCTCAAGGTGCTACTGGTGCTCAAGGTTCAGTAGGAGCACAAGGATCTACAGGTGCTCAAGGTACGGCAGGTACATCAGGATCTCAAGGTACTGTAGGTGCTCAAGGTGCACAAGGTTATCAAGGTGTTCAGGGTGCTGTTGGTGCTCAAGGTGCTCAAGGTGCTACTGGTGCTCAAGGTTCAGTAGGAGCACAAGGATCTACAGGTGCTCAAGGTGCTCAAGGAACCGCAGGTGCTCAAGGTGCTCAAGGTACGGCAGGTACATCAGGATCTCAAGGTACTATAGGTGCTCAAGGTGCTACTGGTGCTCAAGGTGCTCAAGGAACCGCAGGTGCATCAGGATCTCAAGGTACTACTGGTGCTCAAGGTGCTCAAGGAACCGCAGGATCTCAAGGTACTATAGGTGCTCAAGGTACTATAGGTGCTCAAGGTTCAGTAGGAGCACAGGGTGCTCAAGGTCGTCAGGGTGCTACTGGTGCTCAAGGTGCTCAAGGTACGGCAGGTGCTCAAGGATCCGATGGAACAAGACCTCTAACTGTAACCACAAAATCTTCATCATATGTTTTAGTTGCAGGAGACGCTGGAACTATTATAAGTATAACTGCAGGAGGAGTTACTGTTCCTTCTGATACTTTTACTGCAGGAAATACCGTATTAATTTACAATAACTCCGCTTCTTCACAAACAATCACACAGGGTACTTCTACAACATTAAGACTTCCTGGAACTTCTGATACTGGCAATAGAACTTTACAGCAAAGAGGTTTGGCAACGGTTTTATGTATAGCAAGTAACGAATTTGTAATTTCTGGTAGCGGATTGTTGTAATTTATGACTATTGCATCTGTTCCTCATTTACTATCTTCAGAATTAATTCATCACATTACAACCAATCAAGAGAATTTAAATTTACAAACTCTTTTTGGATCAAGTAAGTATTCAGCAGGTATTAATAAAAGAGTTGTCATTGCTAGTGGAGTTACTATTGGAGCCACGAGCACAGGAAATTATGCTTTAAACATTCCGTCAGGATTTGGTGGAAGAATACTTTTGGTAAATGAGGGTTCTATTCTTGGTGCTGGTGGTGCCGCAAATAGTGGAACTGGTGGAAATGCTATTAATGCTGGTGCCTCTAATATTTTCATTGATAATCGTGGCACTATTTCCTCTGGTGGTGGAGGAGGAGGAGTTGGTGGCACTGGTGGTGGAGGATATTATCAATCATCTGGAGAATCATATTGGGCAAATACTGTTTGTAGCGGAAACAGTATGCCTTGTTATCAATTAAATCCACCACACCCTTGTAACTGTCAAGATGAATGTAGAAGAATAAGAGCTTGTGGTGATGGTAGAAACTATACATTATGGGAAAAAGTATGTAAATATTGCTATACAAATACTTACTATACCTCAGGTGGTTCTGGTGGTAATGGTGGAAGAGGTGAAGGTTATGATGGTGCTGCTGCATCTGGTTCTTCTGGAAGTGCAGGTGGCACAAATGCTGGTGCTGGTGGAACAGGTGGAACTGGTGGTTCTTACGGAAACAGTGGTAATACTGGTAACACCGGTGCAAACGGCAACAATGGGTCTGGTGCCGCAGGAACTGCTGGTGGTTTAGCAGGATTTTATATCGTTAACAATGGAAATGTTACTTGGGTTGCAAATGGCACAAGAAATGGTAGAATAGGATAAATACTTGTAAATTTATTGATACATAATGAAGTATATAATCAAAGAAGTTCTTCCTGGTCAAATCAGGGTTGAGTTTGAAGATAATTCGTGGGCAATCGTGCCTATTGGAGAAAATTTTTCTCTAGAAGATGTTGATGACGCAGTATCTTATTATGATCCAGAATTTATACCAGACCCACAAACTTTGATTAATTCGAATGTTTCTGTAGATTTAGAAAGGCAATCTACTAGAAAGGAAAATTCTGTATTGCCAAATACAATTTTTGAAAAATCTATTCAAACTCAAGCATCAACTAGTGATAATGTTCCAGATGTAGATTTAACACCAATTACAACTGAATTATATGGCGGTTTACCACTACCAAATTTTCACAAAGACCAAATTATCATATCATATGTAATGGCAGATTACTTTATCAAGAAAAATGATGATTATAGATTGAAAGAAGAGTTGGATAAGAAAATTGAGGAATATGTCGTAACAAATAGTATTACTGTTGAAGATGCAATAGAAAGTTTAATTTTTGAAAATGATGATTTAATCGTAGAACTTGCAGAGGAGCAATTGAAAAATGAATGAAAAAATTCAGTTAGCTGTTGATAGAATGAAACTTTGCTTACAGTGCGAACATTTCTTCAAACCAACTAGACAGTGTAAGAAGTGTGGGTGTTTTATGCCGATTAAGGTAAGACTTAGCAATTCTTCGTGTCCTGTTGGGAAATGGTAGTTTATTGTTGATGATAAAAATCTTAATTAATATTAACTAAAGTGATTGGTTGGCAAAAAAGTTACAGATTTAATGTTGCATTTCTAATTACATGCTAAGAATAAATATCTAAAAACCGTAGATAATGGCTGCATTAAATTTTCCTGCTAGTCCTACTTTAAATGATGAGTATAACGCTAATGGTGCTACTTGGCGTTGGAATGGAACTGCTTGGGTAAGACTTGGTGATCCTGGAGCACAAGGTGCTCAAGGTTCCACAGGTGCTACTGGTGCTCAAGGTGCTCAAGGGACCGCTGGTGCTCAAGGTGCTGTAGGGGCTCAAGGTGCTCAAGGTTCCACAGGTGCTACTGGTGCTCAAGGTTCCACAGGTGCTACTGGCGCACAAGGTTCAGTAGGAGCACAAGGAACCGCTGGTGCTCAAGGTGCTACTGGTGCTACTGGTGCTCAGGGTGCTGTAGGTGCTACTGGTGCTCAGGGTGCTGCAGGTGCATCAGGATCTCAAGGTACTATAGGTGCTCAAGGTGCTACTGGTGCTCAGGGTGCTGTAGGTGCTACTGGTGCTCAAGGTGCTCAAGGTACGGCAGGTGCTCAAGGTACTATAGGTGCTCAAGGTGCATCAGGATCTCAAGGTACTATAGGTGCTCAAGGTGCTACTGGTGCTCAGGGTGCTGTAGGTGCTACTGGTGCTCAAGGTGCTCAAGGTGTACAGGGTTCACCTGGAACTCTAACTCTTAATGAAAAGTCTTCAAATTATACATTAGTAGCATCAGATAATAGTAAAATTATTTCAATTACTGCAGCAATTAGTATCACCGTTCCATCTGGAGTATTTTCTGCTGGAGATACTGTAACCATAGTAAATAACACAAATGCAACCAGATCAATAGTTCAAGGATCTGGTGTTACTATGTACACTGCAGGAACTTCTACTACAGGAAATAAATCTTTAATTCAAAGAGGAATTGCTACGGTAATTTGCGTATCTTCCGATACTTTTTTCATTAGTGGAGCTGGTCTTGTATAATGGGTCATCCACAACAATATACAATATTTAATACTCAACTGAATGATCTTCCGTCGTTGGAGAATTGTATTTATTATTATAATATTAGTAGTGTGTATGGGATATATAACAGACCTAATGGAAATATTTTACAAAGTCTTGCACCTGGACATCCCTTTGCTGTAAATGCAGGATCTAGTAATCGTAATGGTTCTAGGTTTGGTCAAACTGAAACTCCATATAATTATTATCCAACTTTATCCAGTAATTCTAATGGAGAATATTTGGATATGTCTGTGAATAATAATTGGAATCCTGATACTTCTGGAGTTCTTGCTGGTTTTGTTGGTCCAGCAATTGGCGCTAAAAACCAAATGAATTGGCCAAATAGTAGTATGACATTTACATTTTGGGTTACTTATGAACACAATAATATTGCAAAACAAGCTTTAATGGGAGTAGATACAATTCCAAGTTCTGGTCAAAGATATGTTGGATTTTATTTTGTTTCTGGAAAACTTGTATACACTAGTTATGATTATACAGCAGGATGGCAAGAAGAACATACATTTGACTATACTTTTTCAACTTCAGTTCTGTATAATATAACTATAACATTCAATTCTTCTGGTGTAATTAGTTTATATGTGAATGGAACCTTTGAAGATAATTATACTGAGACTGAATCTGTCAATACTCCAGTAGGATCTAGAACTGGATATGGTGTAAGTGCTGATGTTTATGGTGATGGTGCCTTTAGTGGAAAATACTATAAATCGGCAGCGTGGGCAACACTTTTAAATTCTACTCAAATTACAGAAGTTTATGATGCTGGACCTGGAGTTAATCCAGATTCTTCGTATTGGATAAGTAGTGTTGGTTATAGTAGTCTTGAGAGAGGTACTGCTGGTGTATATTATGATGGACATTACTATGGTTTTGGTGATACAAATAGGGGAAGTGGTGGACATGATGATTGGTTTATCTATAAAATAAATGAATATGGTGCGATTGTTTGGCAAAAATATATTGGTGCTGGTAATTATGAATATGGTCTTGGAATAGATATTGATTCTAGTGGTAATATTTACATCTTTGGTGCTCAGTCATCGGAATTATACAAACCGTTCTGGACAATGCAATTAAGCTCTTCGACTGGAGCAATTCAATGGCAAAGACAAATTACAACAGGATATGCTAATAATGTAGCTTATGATTTAAGATGTGATTCAAGTGGAAATGTTTATTGGACTGGATACGTCAATTCTCCAGCAACTGCCGGTAATGAACAAATGTATCTTGTAAAATATAATTCTTCAGGAACTTTACAGTGGACTAAAACATCAGGTACTGGTTACTCTGGAATGGTTGTTTTTGTAGATAGAACAACTGATGATGTTTATGTTGGATTTGGTAATAATGTTTCTCATTTCAATTCATCGGGAACTCTTCAAAAGACGGTACAGTTTTCTACAATACTTTCCAATAGTGGAATTAGAGGATTATGTGTTGATAGTAGTGGAAATATATTTGTGGGTGCTATTGATAGTAATAATGATGGATATGTATTGAAAACAAATTCTTCTGGCGTAATTCAATGGCAGATTAAGCATAGCTCTGAAAGTAGAATCTATGCTACAGCAATGACTTTGGATGATGATGGCAATCTTTACGTTGGAGGATCTCTTCTACAAACAAGTCCATCAGTTGTTCTCAGGTCTTTTCTTTTTAAATATAACCAATCCAATGGAAACATTTCTTGGAAGAGATCTATATCCCATTCAACTAATTTTGTACAAAGTAATTCTCACCATCTTTATGTTGTTAGAAATAGTATTTACTTTGTTGGTATGAATCAGTCTACTGCTGGAAATTGGGATCATATGGTAGCAAAACTTCCAATAGATGGTTCTTTTACTGGAACGTATGGTGGATTTACGTTAGCATCTTATACAACAACTGATTCTACTCCAACTATTACATCTTCAACACCAAGTCTATCCTTTGGAACACTTGGATCATCAAGCACATCATCACTTTCAATATCAGATGCTTCTGCTACTCAAATTATTCGGTACTTATAATCTAGAATAAATAATCAAAAAGTTTGTAATAAATGGCGCTAGATTTTCCATCCAGCCCTAGTTTAAACGATTATTATGTCGCCAATGGGCGTAGGTGGCAATGGAATGGGACTGCCTGGCAACGAATACCAGACCCTGGAGCACAAGGTGTTCAAGGTTCCACAGGTACTACTGGTGCTCAAGGTGCTCAAGGTGCCACTGGATCTGGTGCTCAAGGAACCGCTGGTGCTCAAGGAACCGCTGGTGCTCAAGGATCTACAGGTGCTCAAGGTGCCACTGGATCTGGTGCTCAAGGATCTACAGGTGCTCAAGGTGCTACTGGTGCTCAAGGAACTCAAGGTAGTATAGGTTCAACAGGTGCTCAAGGTTCTACTGGAGCAACTGGAGCACAGGGTGCAACAGGTTCTACTGGAGCACAAGGAAGTACAGGAGCAACAGGTGCACAGGGTGCAACAGGTTCTACAGGTGCTCAAGGTGCTCAAGGTTCCACAGGTGCTACTGGTGCTCAAGGAGCACAAGGATCTACAGGTGCTCAAGGTTCCACAGGTGCTACTGGTGCTCAAGGAGCACAAGGATCTACAGGTGCTCAAGGTTCCACAGGTGCTACTGGTGCTCAAGGTGCTCAAGGTTCCACAGGTGCTACTGGCGCACAGGGTGCACAAGGTGTTGCTGGACCATCAACAATTCCTCAAAATTCCCAAACAACAGGATACACTTTGGTATCTGGTGATGTTGGAAAGCATATATCAATAACTACTGGTGGAGTTACTGTTCCAAACTCAGTGTTTAATGTTGGAGATGCGGTGTCTATATATAATAATTCTGGTAGTAATCAAACAATTACTCAAGGAGCATCTACTACTTTACGTTCAGCAGGAACGGCAAATACAGGAAACAGAACATTAGCACAATATGGAGTATGTACAATTTTGTGTGTAGGGTCTAATACATTTGTAATATTTGGAGCAGGATTAACATAATATGTCTATTATTCAATCATTTTTTATGGGATCATCTTCATCACCATTGAGTGTTGAAGTTCTTATGATGGGTGGTGGTGGTGGAGCATCATCTCTTCTAGCAATTAATCCTATTGCTAGAGATGACGATGTTTATTGGCCAAATTACTATGGAGGCGGCGGGGGTGGTGCTGGGGGATTATATATTTACTCGGCAACATTAAATCCTGGAAGCAGTTCTACAGTCACAATTGGTGGAGGTGGAAGTGGTTCTGCCGATGGATCTCCAACTTCATTTACTGGTGCTTCTAATGCTGTTGGTGGTGGATATGGAGCAGCAAGTGATACTGGTGTAGCCTGGACAGGCCGACCTGGTGGATCTGGAAGTGGTGGTAGCAGTGGTGGCGCCGGCGGATCCGGAACTTCTGGTCAAGGAAATTCTGGTGGATCATCCACTAGTAACGCGCAATGGGGAGCAGGAGGTGGTGGAGGAAAAGGTGGTGCTGGTAGTCCAGGACCATATCCTGTCGGTGGTGCTGGAGGACCTGGTTATGATTTAGCAACTTTTAGAGGAGGGACTTCACTAACAGTTGCTTTTGGAGGGGGTGGTGCCGGATGGAGTAGTGTCGGAAATAATGGTGATGGAACCACGACTCAATCACCTGCTTCTAATACAGGGGGTGGTGCTAGAAATGCTATCGGAAATTACTTGGGCCCTGCAGGTACTTTCTCTGGTGGATCAGGAAGAGTCATCGTTCGCTATGCTGGATCTACACAAAGAGCAACAGGAGGAACTGTAACAACAGCGACTGTTGGTGGATCTCCTTATACTATTCACGATTTCACCGCAAATGGTACATTCTCTGTAACTTAATATAGTAATAATTATGGCACATTTCGCAGAACTAGATGAAAATAATATAGTACTTCAAGTAACAGTAGTCAATAACTCTGATATTTTGGATGAAAATGGAAATGAGTCAGAAGAGATTGGAATTCAATTCAATAAAAACTTATTAGGACAAGATACAAAGTGGGTTCAAACTTCTTATAATTCAAATTTTAGATATAAGTATGCTGGGATAGGTGACTTCTATGATGAAGTTCATCAAGTTTTTATTCCACCAGGATATCATTATGATGAAGAATATAATCGAGTTGTTTTAGATGGTTCTTTATATAATGAAGAATTTGATGAATTTATTTTACCTCAACCACATCCTTTATGGTGGTATGATCCAGAAAGAAAAAAATGGAGACCACCATTTCCAAAACCAATGACTACTCATCAATATGAATGGGATGAATCTATTTCAGATTGGAAACAAGTTGAAGGTTCTGAACTTATTTTTCTAACTAAACCAGGAAAATTGTACGATCCTGGATACATTCATGGAGCAGTTCATCCAGAAACAGGAGAGATTTTAACTAAATCTAGGTCTATACAATTAGATATCTCTTATAATGATAAAAATCTTTCCAATATTATAACGGTAACTCAAAAGTTATTCAATCATGGGTTTTTGAATATCTTTTATGATAGGTTTCCACAACATAAAAAAATTCTAAACACTAATTATTGCTACACAAAAGTTAGATATTATCATGATGGAGACTATTATGCTCCCCATACTGATATAAATCATGACTTTTTAGCGTTCAGTTATTTCAATAGAGAACCTAGAAAGTTTACGGGTGGTGAATTATTTTTTCCAGAGTATGGTGATTATGAATTTAAATGTATGAACAATAGTTTAATTCTGTTACCATCATATGTTACTCATGGAGTTAAGTGGGTAAGTATAGAAGATACAGATTATTATTCTGGAAATGGTAGATATTGTATATCTCATTTCTTTGGTATTGATTATCAAAAAGCACATGAAAATTAATCAAATTTACCACACATCTCACTGTGGTTCTACTTTAATGGCAACATTATTGGCGAATTCTACAACTGTTTATTGCGAACCATCATGGTCTTCTAGGTTATTAAATGGTGAGTTGGAACTTGATGATGCCACTATTAAATTTGGAAGTGGATGGTGTCCGTTTTCACATCAACTACCGGGTAAAAAAGTTTTCTTGTATAGGAAATTAAAACATCATCTGTTTAAAATAAAATCATCAAACTATATTAATCGTATTGTATCTACAAAGTATGAACATCATCTAAAACATTGTCACCCATCTTTAAAGGAATATCAGTTTACAACTGATCTTGAGAAAATTACTTTTATGTGGTTGAATAATGTTCAATGGATAAGTGATATTGGTGATGTCTTATGGGTAGAATCAAATAGTTTTTTTGAGAATAAAAAAGAAACTATGGATAAAGTATGTGATCACTTTAATTTAGATAGAGTAAAAAACTATGAACTATCTAATGTTTATGTGAAGTCTTTTGGTCTGATAGGGAAAGAAAAATCAATTAATGAAACTGAGATACCAAATTTAGGTACAGTAAAATCTTTATACCCTTCTTTTGGTATCATTGATGATGACTTATGTGATCTATGTCCTGAAATTAATGATTTAGTTTCATGGATTAAAAAAGAAATACCCAGTATGCAAATTGATTTTCTAAATTAAAAAATTACTAGACTTGACAATCCCCAAATAATCCTTTATAATAATCAAGTCTTTCAAATCCTTGTATCTTTGGGAATGAAGACCCTCTCTGTGGTGGGAGAGATGAGTTGGTGGTTACTAGAGAGGGTCTTAGCACCCTCTCTTTTTTTGCCTAGACCCCTTGACACCAGGACCCAGACCCCCTATAATACTCAGGTAATCAACGGAACATCCAATGGGAACCGCACAAGAATCTGTCCTGGGCATTGTTATTGATGTCTGCACTCGCTCTTTCCTTCTCATTAGTGATGAAGGTAATGAGAAAATGGTAGAGTGTGAAACTGTTCAGGAGTTTATGAATGTCCTGGAAGTTGTTACTGCTAACCTTGAACCTCATCAAATCGAATACGCTGATATTGCTGTAGAATAATAATGGAAGTGTTTACTGTAAAAGAGTGGGAAGAAAACTTTGATGCTCTCCTAGAACGAGTAGAACAAGGAGAGCACATTGGTATCATTGGAGAAGATGGTAAGGCAGCAGTTATGATGCCTGCCGATGATGAACTTATACGAATACACACTGAGTTAAACAACGAAGCTCAGTAAGTTCATCATCTAGGAAGTGAGACTTGGTAGTCAGAGGAGTCTTATAAACTCTTTCCGCCAGATTAGCGGCTTTGAGGTGGTTCGAATCCACCCACTTCTATTGGTAGTCGTTAGGCAGATAGCCTAAAAAGACGCCAACTTCTACTACGGGTATCTTCCGTAGCGTCGTATGGGAAGGGCAATGTTCTTCCCAATTACATAAAGCAGGTTTAGCAATCTGGTAGAATGCTCAGAACTCATAATTCTGCGAAGGCGAGTTCGATCCTCGCAACCTGCACCTACGCCCGCATAATCCAACAGGCAGAGATAGGGAGCTTAAAACTCCTCCAGTGTCGGTTCGAATCCGACTGTGGGTATAAAAATAAATATAAGATACGGGAGTGAAGCCTATGTCTTATAGAATAGACACTGCGTACTGCTGGTATAACGAAGGCAGCATGATAGTGAAAATGTATTTCATTAATCAAGTCCCATTCACATTTGATGAGATGCCTGATGGGCATTTGGAAGATGATGATCTTAAGAGACTAGCAGATAAAGAAAGATCATTTGAACCAGACGACTTATACAGAAGTTCTTTCTACCTTATAGATGAGGAAGTGCATCCTTGTATGTTCCCGATAGAACTAGAAAACCCTGAAGATATGCCTGATGAACTAGAATATTATCACGATGAGGAAGATTTGATGGGTTGATAAATAAAACATAGAAATATATTGGCGTATATAATCCGATGCCTTTAAACAAACTGGAAAATTTCATAAAGAATACTGAAGGGCGTATTCTCTATGTTAACCCAAGTGACCTTGATGCTACCGATTCTATCGAGAATCAAGGTAATTCGTTAACAAAACCTTTCAAAACGATTCAGAGAGCACTGCTAGAGGCAGCGAGATTCTCATATTTGAGGGGAAGTGATAATGATATTGTAGAGAAAACTACAATTCTTTTATTTCCTGGCGAACACGTCATTGATAATAGACCTGGATATGCTATTAAAGATGTAAGTGGAACTGCTACTGCCGTATCTCCAGCTGGTTCAGAGACCGTAGCATCTACAGAATTAACTCTTACATCATCTTCAGTATTTGATCTAACGCAGCAAGAAAATATTCTTTATAAGTTTAATAGTATTCATGGTGGTGTTGTTGTACCTAGAGGTACTTCAATTGTTGGTTTAGACCTTAGAAAGACTAAGATTCGTCCTAAGTATGTACCAAACCCAACTGATACTAATGTAGCAGGTTCTTCTATTTTCAGAATCACAGGTGCTTGTTACTTCTGGCAGTTTTCTATCTTTGATGGTGACCAGAGTGGTCTAGTATATACTGATGCATCAAACTTTGGTTCTGGTAATCAGTCAAAACCAACATTCTCTCACCACAAACTAACTTGTTTTGAGTATGCTGATGGTGTGAATATCCCTACTGGATATTCCATTACAGACCTCGACATGTATTATAGCAAGCTTTCGAATGCATTTAATTCGGAAACTGGCAGAAATATTGACCAGAAGTGGCCAGCTGAACCACTAGGTTTTGCTAAGAAGCGTTCTGAGTGGGAAATTGTTGGCGCATTTGCTGCTGACCCAGTTAATATCTCTACCATTATTTCTGGAGATAGTTTCACTCCTGGTAGTGTTATTACAGTTACTACATCTACAGCACATGGTCTTACAACTGGTACACCTATCAAAGTTAAAGGTGTAAGTGTTGATGACTATAATGTATCAACCACAGTTCAAAGTGTAAGCAGCGAAACTCAGTTTACTTATCTACTACCATTTGTAAGAAACAATCTTCCTGCTTCTCCTAGTGCTTCTGGAGCAACAGTTACTATCGAGACTGATACTGTTGGTGGTGCTTCTCCATATATCTTTAACTGTTCCTTGCGTTCAGTTTATGGTATGAACGGTCTTCATGCCGATGGTGCTAAGGCATCTGGTTTCCGTTCGATGGTTGTTGCTCAGTTTACTGCTGTTTCTCTACAGAAAGACGACAGAGCATTTGTTAAGTATAATGAGTCTTCTAGAGCGTATGAAGGTATTACGGTTTCTAAAGTAACTGGTGCATCACTTTCAAGTGAATCTTCATCTACAGATTCTAATAAAGTTTATCACCTAGACTCTGATGCTCTCTATAGAACTGGATGGGAATCTAGTCATATTAAAGGTTCGAACGATGCCTTTATTCAGGTCGTCTCTGTATTTGCTATTGGTTTTTCATATCACTTTGATGGTAGAACTGGTGCTGACTTCAGTATCACAAACTCTAACTCAAACTTTGGTCAGTTCTCACTGAACGCAGAAGGATTTAAGGCAGAAGCATTTGCGAAGGACAATAAAGCATTTATTACTTCTGTTATTACACCAAAAGCAATTGTAGCGACAGAAGAGAGTATTGACTGGGTACAACTAGATGTTGGTTTAACAACTTCTGTTGGTATTTCAAGCCATCTATATCTTTATGGTTACAATGATAAGAACATTGCTCCACCAGTTCTTGTTCAAGGTTATAGAGTTGGTGCTAAACTGAACGATCAACTATCGTTCGTTGGATCTGGAACTACCTACAGTGCAAATATCCTAATGGTTGATAATGCCATTAGCACATCTGGTATTACCTCTGCTCTAGGAACATCTAGTTCATTTAAACAATACTCTGTAAGTAGCGTTTCATCTAGCGTTCTGACTATTGGAACACATAACTTACTAACTGGTGAAAAGATTCTACTCATCAGTGATAGTGGAGACCTACCAGAGAATATTAATCCACACACCATTTATTATGTTATTAAAGAGTCTTCAACTCAAATTAAGATAGCATCTTCAGCAACGAATGCTGAGAATAGTGCATTCATTACACTATATGGTGGAACGAATATTAAAGTTATTAGTAGAGTAAGTGATAAGGCTGCTGGTGAAATTGGTTCACCTATTCAGTTTGATGCTGCAAATAACAATTGGTTTATTCATTCATCCCATAATAATGCTATCTACACAGCATTTAATACTCTAGGAACTGGAACTCTTGGTTCTGCATCAAATCCATCATTCTTTAATAGAACAGAAGATCCAAGAAGTCTTGATGAGAAACTCTATAAGTTTAGAGTTGTAGTTCCAAAAGAGTTTGATAATGCAAAGGATCCAGAAGAAGGATTTGTTATTCAGGAGTCCAGCACTACTGGAGCAAGATCTAACGCTGACTTTACTGCTACTGGAATTACAACATCTGACTATGATTATAACAGAAACCCAAGATTCATCAGCACCTGCTCAACGAGTTCTTCTACAGTTACTGTTATTACAGAACTACCACATAATGTAAGAGTTGGTGAGAAGATTATCATCAGAAATGTAACCAGCACTGGAAACACTGCTGGAACTGTTAATAAGGGATATAATGGAGTATTTACTGTTGCTTCTGTAGTTGATGATAAGACATTTACTCACTCAACAGCAGATGTTTATGGTATAACTCATTCTACTGGTTCATTTACAAATGATACAAGCAGTAGAACAACTGCTCTTCCAAGATTAGAAAGAAATGATTGGAATGAGAACTTCTATGTTTATAGAAACGAGGTCATCTCTCCATATATTAAGGATGTTCAAGATGGTGTTTATCACTTGTATGTGTTAAATGCTGGTAATACTGTTGAAACTGAATTCACTGGACATTCCTATAGTCAAAATGTTAAAGATCTATATCCACAGTTGGATAGAGATAATATCAGTGATAATCCAAACTCAAGTAAAACATACGCTAAGAGATCTCCTATTGGCGATGTTGTAACTGATGATCTTAAGAAGAGTCTTACAAGAGAAACTGTTGATATTTTACTCCCAGCTCTTGGTATTGGTCTTCCTATCACTGGAGTTACAACTTCATTCCCAAGTGCAACTGTTGGAGTTGCAACTTTAACATTCGCTAGAGAGCATGGTTTTAATGGAATTGTAACTTATAGTTCCTTTACTGGTGGTAGTGGATATACCAATGGAACTTACTATAATGTAAAACTCTTTAATAATGGAACATCAACTTGGGATGGCGCTACCGCCACTGTAACAGTTGCTGGTAATGCTGTATCCTCTGTAGATATTACTGTTGGTGGTTCTGGTTATACAAATGGCGAAGAACTAGACTTTGATACTGGAAGAATTGGTGGTGGAGTAGGCGCTGGTTTAACTGTAACAACTGCTGGTATTTCAACAGTTATTGGTAATACCGTTCAAATCACAGGTATTGGAACAACTGCTGGTGGATACTATCGTATTACTGGTGTTCCTGCTAAAAATCAAGTTGCTATTGCTATTACTGATAAGGATCCAAGAATTGTTCAAGGGCAATATCTACTGAACATTGCACCTGAACTAACTGTTTCTTCTTCAGCATTTACTTCAGCAACTGGTATTACCACCTTTACAATGTCTGAACCTCATGGTTTTGTGGTTGGTAATAGACTCACCGTTAAGAACTCTACAGATCAAAACTTAGGCGACTATCTAGTTACTGGTATCACAACCACAACAGTTAGTGCTAAGACGAGTGCATCACTTACTTCTCCTAAGTATCTGTTGAAGCATGGTCTATCTTCCAATGATAAGACCTCTGATGTTGATGGTGAGAATCTTGGAGCAAGAGGATTCTTCTTCTACGGAAACGAGACTGCTATTCTTCAGTCTAATATCTCCAATCAGACTACACTTCATATTAAAACTACAAACTCTGGTATTTCAACTACCAATAGATTTGAACTTGGTTCATATATCCAAGTTGATGATGAGATTATGAGAGTTGTAACCAGCACTCTTGCTGGTTCTGGTAACAATGAAGTCAGTGTTATTCGTGGTGCTTTAGGAACTCTGAAGCAAAACCATTCTGGTGGTGCTCTTATTAAGAAGATCACACCTAAGGCTATTGAGTTCCGTAGACCTTCATACTTACGTGCTTCTGGACATACATTTGAATATCTTGGTTATGGTCCAGGTAACTATTCAACTGCACTTCCACAAGTTCAGGTCAAGAGTCTGAGTGATAAGGAAGACTACCTCGCACAAGCACAAGAGAAGAACTGCGGTATCGTTGTTTATACTGGTATGAACAGCGTTGGCGACTTCTTCATTGGTAATAAGAAGATTAACTCTGCTACTGGTCAAGAAGAAGTATTTGATATTCCAGTACCAACAATAACTGGTGAAGATCCTTCTAGTTTGAGTGTTGTATTTGATGAAGTTATTGTTAAGCAAAGACTTCTAGTTGAAGGTGGAAACTCTGGTACTGTTCTGTCTCAGTTTGATGGTCCAGTTAAGTTCAACAAAGAAGTTAAAATTAATGATACAACTACTATTTCTGCACCACTAAAAGTAACTGATACTACACAGTCAACTGATTTCAGTACTGGTGCAGTCACAGTTAGTGGTGGTGTTGGTATTGCGAAGAACTTGAATGTTGGTGGAAATGCTAATGTAACTGGAAACCTAACCGTAAGTGGAAATCTAGTTATTGATTCTTCATCTACTCTAGTTTCTTCCGCTGGTAGTTTTGGTAACATTAAAATTGCCGTTACTGATGACAATACTATTGATACTCAGTCTGGAAATCTAAAACTCAATGCAAATGGTGGAAGCACTCTTGTTGCAATCCAAACTAATACAACAATCACTGGTATCTTGAGCGTAACTGATGATATTACTGCTTTCTGGTCTTCTGACGAAAGATTGAAGGATAACATCACTAGAATTGATAATCCACTAGAAAAGGTTCTATCAATCAGTGGTAACACATTTGATTGGAATGAAAAGTCCAACAAGACTGGTCATGATGTTGGTCTTATCGCTCAAGAAATTGAGAAGATTCTACCAGAGGCAGTCACAACTAGAGATAATGGTTACCTTGCGGTTGACTACCATAAGATTGTTCCTCTACTGGTTGAGGCTATTAAAGAACTTTCTAGAAAGGTTGACGACCAGAATCATAAATAACTTAAAAACCGTCTAAGATGGCAGATTATAGAAAGTCGTTTAATTTTCGTAATGGCGTCCAGGTTGATTATGATAACTTAGTTGTAAATTCAAACGGTTTGGTTGGAATCGGCACCACGATTCCAACTGAAGTTTTGGACGTAAGAGGAACTGCCAAAGTTGTTGGACTAGCAACAGCAGACCAACTTCATAGTAAAACATTAAATGTAAGTGGTGTTACAACTTTAACCTCCGCTTCTATTGGTAACCTATCAATCAGTTCTAGCGGTATTGTTACGGCAGTATCTGGTGTAGTTTCATTTTATGGTGATGGTTCAACTCTAAGTAACCTTCCAACGTCACAGTGGGTTGATGTTGATGTTGGTTTAGGATTTACTAGCATTTACGCTGCTGGAAATGTTGGCGTAGCAACAACAGATCCAAGATATGTATTTCAAATTGGAGGTAATCCAAATACGCAAAATGGTATTGGTATTAACTCAACTGGAAGTATTAAGGCAACTGGTATCATAACAGCATCTGACTTCTATGGGACTTTCAGAGGTGGTTTAGTTGGTGATGTTTATTCTACTGGAGTTTCAACATTCACATCACTAAAAGTAGGTACAGTTACTGTTGATAGTGGTATCGTTACTGCAACAACATTTGTTGGCGATTTAACTGGAAATGTCGTTGGTATTGCTACAACCGCAAGAGGACTAATTGGAACTCCAAATATTACTGTTGGAGTAGTAACTGCATCTAAACTTGTAGTAGATTCTATTGAAGTTACAGCAACACCATCTGGTATCACTACTGTTACCAAACTATTGCACGTTGGAACTGGTGGAACTTCTTTTGCAGCACTAGACTCTGGAAGAATTGGAGTAGGAACAGCAGAACCAACATCAGACTTCCAAATTAGAAAGTCAAATGCTACATTACTTGAGGTTATCTCTACTGATAGTCAATCTAGAATTAGTATTGGTCAGTCTATAGGTATTGGGAACAGCAATGCTATTTTAAGATTTGGTAACTTAAGCAAGACTCTAGAGTTAATCAACAATGATACCGGAGATATTAGAACTGTACTCCACAATGGTACTGGTGCTGGTAGCACTGGAAACTTTAAGTGGATTTATGGTCAGACTAACTCCGAAAGAATGACCCTAACATGGGATGGTAATCTTGGTATTAACCAGACGATTCCAACCCATAAGTTACATGTTGTTGGTACATCAACAGTTACGGGCAATGCCTGGTTTGGTGGTAACTTAACTGTTGCTGGTTCTATTAGTGGAACTTTAAATCTAGATCCTATTATAACATCAAACATCTACACCACTTCTGGAGTTAGTACTATCAGTACACTGAAGGTAACTGGAAGTGCAAACTTTAATGGTTCTAGTTTTGTTGGATTAGGAACTAATGTTGGTGTTGGAACTGACTCTGGATTCCAAGATACTGGTTTAACTGTAAATAATGGTATTCGTGCAAATACATTAACATTGACGGATGGAATGAACGTTGCTAGTGGATATGTTACATCATTCTCAGTTCGTTCTACTAGTGGATTTATTAGTAGTGGTGTTGGAACTGAGTTTGTTCAGATAACCTATGGAACATCACCAAGCAGAGTTATATTTACTGTACCAGGTGTTGGTTCAACTTCACTTCGATTATTCTAATGTCTTTAACAAGAACGACAACAAGTGAAACAGGTCCTTTTTATGCTTCTGGATCTATATCTTTTAGTTCCCTAAGAACTAACTTTAAGAGGACATCATCAGGAAACATAAAAGCATCTGAACTTAGAAGAAATACGAATGTTAATACAGCAGAACCAATAGTTCCAGATTGTACTGAAAATAGAACTTCTGGACCCTTGAGTGGTGGAATATCAACATCAAGTAACTTAAAATTATCCCAGTTTAGAAATTCTATAAAATATTATGATTTAACACAAGGATCTGACACAGATTTAAACTTAAATATTGCAGCATCCTCACTCTGGAATTCAAACTTACAATATAATATTGAAAAAAGAGTTTATTTATCTGGAACCAGTGGGTCAACAACTACATCAACACCAGCAGCAAGTCTAAATGCTACTGCCGTTTATAATGTATTACTTCTTATCACTGGAGTAATACTTGGTGATGGAGGATCTGCAGGAACAGAAACGATAAATGGTGGAGATGGTGGTGATGCTCTCTATATCAACACAAATAGTACCGGAACAGTTACTGTAAGGACTTCTGGTGCCTCTGCACAAGTCTACGGCGGCGGCGGTGGCGGCGGAGGTGGTGGAGATGGTGGAACAGGTGGTGGAGGTCAATATACTGTCAGTTATACAGAACGAGTAGGAACTGGATATAGTAGAGGTGGTCCTGGTAATTGTGGTTGCCCCGGTGGACAGTATTGTAGCGGCAGACAAGGTAATGGAGATAACTGCTGTGGTGGAGCATTAGGAACCCCTGGAGAATGTTTCTGCTGTTTCTATGATAGAACAGTATCTTATACTGTTAATACAGACGGTGGTGCTGGCGGTGATGGCGCAGATGGCGGATTGGGTCAAGGTTACCTACAGTCCAGAACATTTGGTGGAACTGGTGTAGGTGGTTCTGCTGGTGGAACTAATGCAGGAGCTGGTGGAAAAGGTGGAGATGGTGGAGATGGTGGAACTTGGGGACAAAATGGTGAAAATGGTGATACTGGAAATACTGGTGTTAACGGAAACCGCACAAATGGATTGGCAGGTGCTTCAGGTACATTAGGAGGAACGGCAGGTAGAGCAGTAGCAGGTTCTGGATATACTATTGATACTGCTAATGGAGTTGACTCTGCATACCTTGGTCTGAAGTAAGATACATAAACTAGATGATGGTTTGTAATGGAAAACGAGTATCCTTCTTTATCACAACAAGGTAAGAACTTAGCTTCTTTTGCTCTACAGATAGCAAGAAAAGCATTTGCTGAAGGTACAGCATCTGTTGCCGTGTCTGAAGGTATCCAGAGAGCAAGAATAAACACCTGTAGGGCTTGTCCTGCCTATGATGATATTCAACACAGATGTAAAGAATGTGGTTGCTTTCTTGCTGCTAAAGTAAAGTTCTCTGCTGCTTCTTGTCCCTTAGGTAAATGGGAAGAATCAGATAGAAAATGGGCAGAGGATGAATATGAAACTATTGTTGATAGTTTTGATGAGGAAACTAAGCATGAGTTGAGTCATATTAGTGACTGGAAAGAAAACACTTGACGAACTCATAAAAACCCTGTAGACTACCTTTGTCCCGGTTGAAGATGAGAGTATGAGCTCTTAAAGGGACAGTTATGAAACTGGCACAGGGTTCATCGGTAGAGTCCCCTCCGTGCTATAATAAGTCTATCGTCGATGAGGAAGTGATGCAACTCCGTCCCCACCAGCAGGATGCTACTGACGCTATGCTGGCGTTTGAGAAGGGTCAAATCATCGTTCCTACGGGCGGTGGTAAGACTATGTGCATGATCAAGGATTCTCTTGATTATCTGAATGCTTATGATGCTGGAGTCATTGTTGTAGTTGCTCCTCGTATCCTGCTTGCCGAGCAACTCTCTGCTGAGTTTCTTGAATTTCACACTGATGTTGCTGTGATGCACGTTCATAGTGGTGAGACTCATCACTTCAGCAGCACTCGCCCTGCTATTATTCACAACTGGTCTAAGCAAGCATATCGCAAGCAACTGATCTTCACTACCTATCACTCTCTGCCCCGTCTTCAAGAGGCGGACATCAACGTTGACTGCATTTACTTTGATGAAGCGCACAATTCCGTCCAACGTAACTTTTTCCCTGCTACGGAGCACTTCTCTTCTACTGCTAACCGCTGCTATTTCTTCACTGCTACTCCTAAGCATTCTCTTACTGTTTCCAAGCCTGGGATGAATGATGTAGAAGTCTACGGTAAAGTCATCTGTAATGTTCCTGCTCCTAAGTTGGTTGAGGAAGGTTACATTCTTCCTCCTAAGGTTGTTGTGAAGCAACTTGAGATGGTTCAGGACAAACAGATGATTGCTGACCGTGACTCTCAGAATCTTCTGGATACTATTGACGACAATGATCTGGGTAAGATTCTGATCTGTGCTCGTTCTACCAAACAGATTATCAAACTGCTGAGTGAGTCTGACTTCCGTAAGGAGTTGACTGAGCGTGGTTATTCCTGCATGTATATCACTGCTAAGACTGGTGGTGTTATTGACGGTCAGAAAGTCAACCGTGAAGTATTCTTTGATACCCTGAATGCTTGGGGCAAAGATCCTTCCAAGAAGTTTGTGGTTCTTCACCACTCTATTCTGTCTGAAGGTATCAATGTCTCTGGACTTGAGGCAGTCCTGTTTATGCGTAACATGGACTACATTGGAATCTCTCAGTCTATCGGGCGTGTGATCCGTCTTGGAGGCGCTCAGAAGACCTTTGGACTCGTCTGTGTGCCTGTCTACGATAAGGTGGGCATCAGCACCGCCAAGAGCGTCCAAGCGGTCGTAGACACCGTTTTCCAACAGGGTTTGCCTGCTGTATCTGTTGTGCGTCGCTGACTTTTCTGCTATAATACCAACACCGAAAGGAAACTACCATGAAGTGCCGAGTTCAACTCTTTGTTGCTGGTCAAGTCTTCTATGAGGAAGTAATCTGTCGTGACTATCAAGAAGCACGAAAGGTAGCACTTGCCCGTAATCCTAATGCTAAAGTTATTGGCGTTACCGCTGTATTCTAATGGGTAAATTTCAAAAACCTTTCATCGATCGTCCTGGTATTCTTGACCCAAAGACAGGAGATCCTGAAGGTTATGTAACCAATGATGGAATGTGGGCAGCGGTTCCCATCATTGGTTCTAAAGGTTTTGCTATCATTAACAATGGTTCTGTTGTTCATGAAGCACGAAACTATACTGCCGCCAAGAGCTACATTCTTAAGGAAATCAAAAAGTCCAAGAAGAAGTAGTTTAAATACTATAACTGAAAGCAACTCATGAACAAAGAACAAAAACGCAAGGATGCTCTTGGATTGTTTATTGAAAGTGTATTGAAACCAGACCATGAGTTGAGACAGTGTGCTCACAACCAAAAGTGTTACAATGAGTTACTTGAATGGAGACAAGAAGTTCTTGAGTATCTAAACTCCCGTAGAGGTGAGGAGTTTAGTACATGAACTATCAACTATTTCTACTGTTTGTTTTCGCAGTGGCTGCGTATTTCATCGTAACTGATGAGAGCGTTGCCGCTGCTTTTTATTATGTGTATAGGTTAGCAAAAGCATACATTCAGCGTCAGTGGTGGTGGATTACGCACAATCCCCGTAATCCTGTGGTAAAATATCTAATGTGGCGTCGTTCTATGAAACTCGCTAAAGAGTTACAGAAATACTTTGATGAAAATAAATAGACCATACCAGGAGTAAAGTATGCTCTCTACGCAATATCGTCTTCGTCTTGAAGCAATTTGTGAGAAGATTGTTCTACACGAAGAAGTGAGTTTGGAAGATATGATTTGGGCAGAAAAACTTGCTAAGTCTAATCGTTCTGCTGCAACAATACTTCGTCAGGCAAGAAGAAGAGCAGAGAATCCTGATATGGACGATATGGATGACTTTATGAACCAACTTGATATTGGTGGTTTAGGACATGAGCGATTTGGTCGTCGTGGTTTTGATAGTCCAGACGATCTTCTTGACTGGTTTAAGAGAGACGATGACGAAACTGATTGGAGGCAGCGTGACTGAAACAGCAGTAATTTATTCTAACGGAAGTCAAGAGTGTGAGCGTATTGGTATGCTCTTAAGAGCACTTGGTGGTGAGTTTCTTGAATATAAGTTGAACCAACACTTCACTCAAAGAGGATTTGAAGCAGAGTTTGGTTCTGATGCTGAATACCCTCAAATTAATATTGGGTTTAAGCATGTTGGTGGTATGAAAGAAACACTTCAGTATATGAAAGATAACGGTTTGTTTGAATGACCTACGAAGAGTTTATTCACAAAGGCACTGAGTTCTATATGGAAATGGTGCGTCTTGTTGATACTAAACTTAAATATCGTATGGACTTTACTGATGAGGAGAAGGAAATAAAAGATCACATTATGGAGTTTCAACATAATGTTAAAATCAATGAGTTGAGAGATAAGTTCCAAAAATGCTGGGAGATTGAAGAATGAATGACGAAGACAAGAAACTGATAGAAGCATTTCCTGTTCCAGTATCACATATTTCAAACTTCATCAATGATGAAGAAAGGGTAAGATTGTGTGACAAACTAAAAAATGCAAAGTATCATCAACATTCAGCACTGTCTGGTGACGCTTCTTCTACACACTACTACAAGAAAGAAATCAATAAGGACTTAGGTAAACAGTTACTGAACCGTTTAGAGCAGTCTGTAAATGAGTATGGTAAGATATTTGGTTTGCCACCTCTTAAGATTTTTAATACCTGGGCAAATATACAGAACTCTAATAGTGTATTGAAGTATCATACGCATCCAAATGCTGAAGTTTCTGGTGCTTTGTACTTAAATATAACTGAAGAGGGGGGAAAACTAAACTTCTCAACACCAAACCCATATATTTCAAACCAGTTCTACTTGGAGAGAAACTGGTACAACTATGAAACTTTTTGGATACAACCAAAGAATTGTGACCTAATACTATTTCCTGGTTGGTTGAAACATGGTTCCTTTGATAATAGTATGGATAACCGAATAGTTGTTAGTTTTAATGCAATATCGCATGTATTTGTATGAAAAATGTTATAATTTTATCACTCTGTTTTTTACCCCTTTTTACGATATGGTTAGTGATGAAACTCTCAGTATGGATTGCTACTGTTAATATGGAGCAGAAGTATGTCAGAGATGACGCCAAACGACCACACGGACCTTATGTGGAAGACCCATATGGAGACTCTGATGAGGAAGGCGAAGATTATTGAAACAAAAGAAATAATTGAGCAGGCAATCTGGCAGTGGTATTTTGAGCGTGGTCTTGATGTTCCTAACTGGAAAATGCAGAAAGATCCTGATTGGTGGACTGATTACTTGAGAGAGCTTGACAATGAAGATTAAAGACCCTATAATACCTAGCAAATACTCTATCGTCATGGACTACAAACCCTACAGTATGGAATGGAGTCGGAGGAGATATCTTTCCGAAGCAATCCAACAATACTTTGATACTGATGCTCCAGTGGATGTAATCCTGGACGATATTGTGGATGTGCTTGGACAAAATGTTGCGGAGCATAAGACCCGTGCCGATAAGTTTCAAGAAGTTATTGACGGTTTAAAATCTATTTCTTAATATGACTCCTGAACAACAAACCCTGCTGGAAACAGTAGCAGAAGAACTTGGTGGAAAACTTTACACCGTTCTTGTAACTGATAAGTATAAAGAGCACAAGAAAATTGTGATTGAATATGCTGAACAAAAACGACAAGGTAATTGAACTTCGTCTCTATTCTCCTCACAAGTGTGACTTTATTTGTGAGAGAGAAGACGGCACACATTATCTTTATGTGAAGCGTGACTGGATTGGTTATTATGAACTCCATCGTAATGGAAAGCAGTGGATTTGTGGTGAAAAGATATGTCTTTGACTGAAAAAGATAAAATCTTTCGTGATGTTTGGCAATGTGCCTATCAAAGGCGATACAATGCTATGTGTAAAGGTGACTGGGAATTGTATGCTCGTGAACATCAAACAATTCGGATGTGCCTTAAAATAGCAAAATGGACTTATTTTGATACAGAAAAAACAAACTACCTAAGACAATGACCGAACTCACACTACTCACATTACTTAATTTTGTTGCTGGTGACTTCTGTGCTGCGAAAGCACAGGGTATGGATACTCTTAAGTCTGTTCTTATTGCCTATTCCAAAGCAAATGATAAGTTTGGTGGGAATAATGTGAGGAAAGTTATTAACAAATCTCCTGCGATTGAAGTCACTGCCCTTGCTGTTGTTGCTACTAAATGCCCTAACCTGCTGTGATTTGGAGAAAATCTAATGGGAATGTTTGACTGGGTGAAGAGTAGTTATCCCCTACCAGAACCTTTCATGGATATAAACCAAACCAAAGATATTGAGGAAGGTTATAGTGGAACCATGACTCACTTCTGGATAGATCCTGCTGGTTATTTGTGGTGTGGTGATTATAAAGGAACTTCTACATTTGAGGTTATTGAAAAAGATGATCCACGATATAATGATAAACATCTTTTCTTAAACTATGAGTGGATACCTACAGGAAAGCACGGTAAGTTTGCTGTTCACATTATTACAAAATACATTGAAATATACCCAGAACAATGGAAGGGTAAATGGGAAGATTGGCCTAGGTTGAAACTTCACTTCAAACATGGTAAACTACAAGACTATGAGGATGTAACAGGACGATGACTCTATTTCAATTTAAGCACCATTATGACTTTGGGCATGACTTTTATATTCAGGTTTTAAATCTAAAGAAATGGTCACTGCTTCAACTATCTGTTAGTTGGAATGATTATCCATCTTGGCCTTATCTACAAGTCACATTTGGTTCTAATGGTTTGTTCTCCATTCTGTTCTGGGCATATAAGTTTGGA